TTTCCTCTATCATAGTTGATTGACTTTATGAATAATGTTTTAAGATTTTCGTAAGGAATTCTACAAATTTTCATAATTGTGTAATTTATCTTTTACAGATGAAGTCTTTAAATAAAGAATCATCATCATATGGATTTTGTTTAGTTTTTTGTTTCTTAGATGCTTTTAAATCTTTTGGATTTAACTGAGCCATATCAATAGCTTTGTCTATATCAGGTGCTGTAAATAGATTAGCAGCAGGAAGTAGCTCTTCCATTTTAACAGCCACTTCTTTTCTATGCTTTTCTATTTGATCTTTTGCATTATCAACAGCTTCTACTATTCCTGTCTTTTTTGTTTTTGAAACACCTCTAGTACCTTGTTTTGGTCCTTTGGTTGTAGATTTTCCAGAGCCATCAGCAGTTTTATCTTTTGCTTTGCTAGACTTTGTTGCTTTTCGTTTTGGTTTGGTAATGATTTGTTCTCCATATTTTCTATTAATAGGATTTATAATGTGCTTACTAATATAGTCAATTGCATTAACAACATATACACTTTGTTCTATTTTTTGAAGTTTTTCATAAGTGTCTTGAGCCCATGCTGATAACTTCTTAATTTCTTCTTCTGATAATTGATTTCTTGTTTTATTGTTAAAGTACTTGTCATAGATATCTGCAACATCATCAGGCATTGCATCAATCATATCATTAACTATATTCTTAGTAATCTGACCTTTAGATCTAAGTTTAACTCTAACTGTCTCTGCAGGAGTAATGCTTTCTAAAACTTTATTTGCTTCATCTAGTGTTTCTTGTGTAACATTTACACCATTTTGAATTCTAGAAATTCTTGCAGTATTTACTAAAAAAGCAACTTTACTATCAGGATTTCTTTTAGCTTCTTCAATTGTCAAAAATACAGTATTTCCATCTTGATCTGTATATGTTATGCCTAAGAAACTACCTTTCTCATCTTCTTGTATTGTGTATTCTCTACCATCAATTCGAAGAGTACTTTCTGAAATATACTCAACTGTATGTCTATTAATGGTTTGGCTATTAGGATTAACTCCTGTAATAGTTTGTTCTTCTTCAGCTAATCCATCTTCAATAAGTTCAAGACCAACAATATCATCTAATATCAAATCATTAGACTTATCAACCATTTCAAGTCGCCCTGTTTGTTCATTTGTTTCCCATATAAATGATGTAGACCCATAAGAATTATCCTCACCTATTTCAATGATGTCTTCTGTACTATCTAACTGAATGTAAAAACCTTTTTCATTACGCTGTAATGTTCCTTTTCTACCTTGGTATATTACTTGCTTACCTACTAGATTCTTAAGTTTCTTTACTTCATTTGCAATTACTTGATGTTCTTCAGTTGATTCAGGAGTTTCTGTTGTACCAGCTTCTTTATCATATAGAGCTTGTTCATAGTTCTCTATAAAGAAAAACAAATCATCGGTACTCATATCAAATAGTTTGAAACCTTCTTTGTCTTTAAAAAAGTTTTCAATTTGTTCATCAGGAATTAAATGACTAATTTGCTTATTACCATCTGCATCTTTATAAACTCTTTGAAGCTCTCCTAAAAAATTACCATCATCATCTTGCTTTGCTTCGTAATGATCTGATAAGAATTCAACAGCTTCTTCTTCAGTCATTAATCTAATATTAACAGGAGCTGATGCAAGCATATTAAATGCTTCTTTTTGTAAATTTAAAAAGGCTGCTTCTGCTTCTTTCTTTTTTACTTCAGATTGTTCTACTTGTTCATCATTGAAATCATTGATCATTTTATTAATTCTTTCTAAATGATCATATAACTTTTTACTAGTTTCAATAGATGTAAAAGGTGAACGAGCTATCTTTAATAACTCATCCATGTCATTAGGATTATTGTTTACATATCTTTCAAAGATCCCACTCATCTTTGCAAGCTCAGTGTACTTATCATGCATCAATCTTGCAAATGCACCAACCCTGGCATCTTCAAAAGAATGCATTAGTTTCAATGAGTTCTTAGGATCTGCTAGAAGATTTACAGAATACATATATTCTTTATAGTCTCTGTTCAATCTTTGATAATCATTGATGTCTTGAAGAATATTAGTTATCTCTGTTTTAGAAACTACAGTTTTTATATTATTTTGTTTGTTCTTAATTGTATAATATTCAGCAAGAATACCTGATAAGTTATCTTGTTCTTCTGCTGTTAAAGTTGTAAAATCTAAAGGAAGAGAAACCTCTTGAGTTTCCTCTTGATTATTTTCTTCATTTATTGAAGTTTGCTCTTCTATTTTATAAGCTGCTGCATTCCATTTCTTTAGTACTTCTAATTCTTTTTTCTTTAACTCAATTAGATTAAGAGTCTCCTTTGTTTTAACTCCTTCTATTTCTTCTAATGTTTTTATTTCATTATTTAATATGCTAACTTGTACTTCCCCTAATTGATAATCCGTAATAGTATTGAAAGTACTTGTTGCAGCATTACCTATTGATTTATTTTTTTCAGAAATATTTCTAGCAATTTCACCAGCTCTTGTCAGACTATTTTCTGCTTTAGCTTCATTAAATGCTATATTATGAATAGCATCTTGTAAAGCAGCTACAGAAAAACTATATCTTTGTTTTGCATGAGGATCAGTTCCAACATTTTCTATTGTAAAATACTGACCAAATTGATTATTATATTTGTCATATAATTCTGAATATCTTTCTAATTTTCCAGTTAGATCTGACATAAATTCTGCAGGAGAACTTTTTCCAAATTCTTCTACATCAATACCAGTAGCTTCTTTAAATTCTTTAGGATCATATTCAGTTCCATATGCATTTAAAAAAGTTTTGAATGCATCAAAGGTTCCTGTTCTCTTTGCATAAAGAGCTTGAGTTATAATTGCAGAAGAGCTGTTGTTAAAGTATTCATATTTTAAACCACTCTTTGCAGCATCTGTCATTGCAGAATTAAAAGATAATTGAGACTTAATATTTCTAATAGGCTCTTCTAATACTGAAGAAGGTTTTGAACCTAACACATTCAAGCTTTCTAACATCTTATTTAGTTGCTCTCTGTGCTCTTTAGATTCATTAAGTCTTGTTGACACTCTTTCCATAGTTCCTGTGATAGGACTAATGAATAACCCTGTCATTGCACCTTGTAAAAAAGTAGCCCACCCTTTTTCAGAAACTTGATCATCAACTGCTGCTTTAAAATCATCACTCCAAGTAGATACTTTACCATCATAAATATCTTTATAATGCTTTCTTAAAGAGAAATTAATCCCATCTTGAATATTCTCTTGTAAACCTTCTAGTAATTGAATTTTACCCAAACCTCTAGCAAAGTCTTTACCTACTTGTTTTGCAACAGCTTTTGATCCAAACAATTTATAGATATCTCCTGCATCTGAAAATGCTCCTAAAAATTTTCTCTTGTATGTTTTGAATATAGCTTTCTCACCAACTCCTGCAGTAATCCCATAAAACTTACCAGCATCATTAGCAATAAGATTTAAGAATTTAGAATCAGCTCCAAACTTTCTAAAGAAATTACCAAATGCTATCTTATTCATTATTGCTAATACAACAGCATTTCTACCAAAATCTTTTGTAGCTCCTTCTAAAGCATTCTGTCTAAATAATTGTTTAGTAGCTTCATCAGGATCATTGTTATCATTTTTTTCTTTATATGAGCTAATAGCATCTTCGTATATATCTGCATATGTACCACCACCTTCTGTAGCTGCTTCTGACACTGCAAAATTATATTCTTGATAACCTCTTGCTAAACCACCTACACCAATTCTAGCAATTTCTGCTTCTGTAAATGCAGCTACTCCCATAGTAGCTCTTGCCGCATTTGCTTTTTGAATTAAAGAACCTGCTTCTATAACACTTCCTACAATTGGAATATGCTTTCCAGCATTTGCAAATTTTTCAAATAATGTCTTCTGACCTAGTCTGCCAGTATTTTCTGTAATCATTCTTTCAGCAGACTCTTTTAATGCTTTTTCTTTAGCTGCTGTACTTATGACACTTGTAGTTTCTCCTATTTCTGCTGCGACAGTTGCAGATCTAGCTGCAGCACTTCCTTGAAATAGTTTAGATAAGTTTCCAAATTTTTTAAATAAAAAAACATCTTGTGCAAATCCTGCCATTGTACCTAAAGTAAAACCAGCATTTTGAAAAGCAGATGACAAAAATTGTCTTGTAAAAATATCATGTTGACCTACTCCTTCAGGATAGTATATAGGATTATCTAAAGCTGTTTTTTCTTGTTCTTTTCCAATTGCAGCAAACTCAGCTTCTGTCTTACCCAAGTAACTTGTATCAAAGTGATACATTGCTCTTAGTAATCTAGGAAATCCTGTATTGTATTCTCCATATGCTGCTATGCCATTATCAAGCATACCAGATATACCCGTTTTTAAAGCATCTAACTTTGACCAATTATCTGCTGCAACTTTTTCATTATCAGCTAGAGGATTCATGAAAGGAGCATATTCAGCACTAGGCCTATATCTCTTTAAATCATCAGGATTATAATATTGAGTAGTTGGTGCAGATGGGCCTGGAATAAATACTTTACCACTCTGCAGAGTCTTTCTAAAAATATCATTGTCATCAAGTGGATTAGGATTTGATACTCCTAGTTGTCCACTTGCAATTGTATTTGTTATTTGACTACTTGAAGACATTAAAGGGTCTGATGATTCAAAACCAAAATCCCCAGGTTTAACACCTAATATTTTTTCCATTATTAACTTAACTTTACATAGTTATTTGAATTATTTACCACATTCTGAGCATGTGTTCGCTGATTTTTTTCCATGTCGCTGATAATATAATTTTTAACTGTATTTAAAGTTTGTTCTATTAAGCTATTAATTTCTTGGCTTTTTCCAGATTGATTATTTAAATACTCGCCATATGTTATATCTGCAGGATATTCTTTCCATCTACCTCGTGCTTTTACTCCTACATATAGTTCACTCTTTACTTTATCAAAAGTAATATAACCATCTTCAATTCCATGAGTAAACATGTAACTTGGTAAATCTACTTTACTACTTCCTTTAGCTAAACCATCAATAATCCAACTAACAGGTTCACCTGCTTGTCTAAAGTAGTTAGCTACATTTGATAAATCACCATACACAGGATAGTTATATGTTTTACCTAAGAAAGATGTTTCTCCAGTAGCTCCCCAAATATTATTAGCATCAGATGCACTAACATAAAAAACAGCACTTGGTTCATCAGCACCACCTAGCAATGGAGTACCATCTTTCTTTGTCTGTAAAGGAACTTCTATTCTAAAATCACCAGTTGGTAATTTTGCAATATTAAAACTTGGTACAAAGTAATTAGCTAATTGAGCACCTAAATTTCCATACTTAGTTTGCCATTTACGATAATCTTCTATATCTTCTTTACTTCCTTTGTTTGAACCAATCCCATCTATCTTATAAGCTTTTTGAATTAATTCTCCAATTGCATTATAATTAAAACTTTTAGGGTCGTTTACTATGTTTGCAGTACTTGACCTCTCACCAGCTCTATTTTTAAGAGCAGCATAGTTTGGTATAATTCTTTCTAAAAATGCATCTCTTTTTTCTTCAGTAAATGCATAACCACCCACAAGAGGTAATCTTGAATACCAAGAATTACTAGCATCTGTTCTAGGAATTGTTCTACCAGTAGGTTTACCATCTTTATCTTTTTCTTCTACCCAATATTCGGTTGTCTTATAAGATTCAGGTAAGTTTTTAATCATTTCTTCTTCTTTCTTCTTTAAAGAAACATAATCACTAAATGCAAGAGCACCTTGTCGAACTTTATCATTTGCTTCTTTATACTTAAGGAAGTCACCTGAATAACTTCTAACTCCTGCAAGAATAGTATTAGGAATATCTGAAGTTGAATTTATCGCATTAATATTGCCATTAATTAACTTTAAAAAACCTAAAGCAGTGTTATAATCTTTTTTGTATTGATCATTTGCACCTTGAAATGTCTTACTACCAGGTTTACCATATGTAGCATAGTTTTGCATTACATTCATTAATGCAGATTGAGCAGCTGTGTGCAGATACTTATCAGAATCATGAGTAGCTGCTTGTAAAACAGTTTCATTTAAATAACCATCTAATGCTGTTGTCTGAAGATCTGATAATTGATTTTGATACATTTGATTAAGATCTATATCTTGCTCAGCACTTCTTGGTGCACCAGGTGTTATTTTTCCAGTACCAAAGTTACCACCACCCCCACCAGATCCACTTCCTCCACCAGCCCCAGCTAATGCTTTTTCAAAATCAAGTCTAGCTTGAAAAGTAGCTTTGTCTTTATCATTATCTAGTTTATAATCTTCTTGTTTTTTAAATATTTCCCAATCTAATTTTTTCTCTTCAATACCATATAAGTAATCTGCATTTTTTCTTTTTAAATCTAAATCAAAATTATAACCTGCCATGAATTTTTGCCAAGCATGATTTTCATCTTGAAGTACTTTTTGATTTACTTGTATTGAGCGTTCTGCATTACTCATTGCATATGTCTGAGCCCATCCTTTAGCTAAACTATCTTTCATTGATGGCAGTAAAGAATACTCAGGATTATTCATAAACTGTTGAAATACATTCTGAATCTGTTGGTCTTTATCTGTTTGATTTGAAGCTAAATCAGCTAACTCTGTTTCGTATTTAGTTTTTAACTCAGATAATTGATTATACATTTGCTCATCTTGACTTCCTTTTGGAACATAGTTCTTATACTTATTTTTAATCTTTTTAAGTTCTATGTCTATATTAGCTATTCCATCATTTAATCCTTTCTTGTAATCTTCATGATTTGCATAGATACCTAATGAATTATCTTTAGCAACTTGCTGATAAGCTTGCTCTTTAGTCATGTTAGGATCAGATTGCATTAATGCATCTATCTGCTGTCTAACTTTAACTTTACCTGAGACTAAGAATTGTTGATCATATGTATCACCCATTTGCTGTCTAGCCCAATCTGTAAAGTTTGGAATAGCTTGTCTGCCATTTACATCAGTAACAATATAAGCACCTGTTAATCTATCTTCTTTTATCTGTAGTTTTTGCTTAGCAGCTGCTTCATTCAATACATTTTGAATATTAGCAAAAGGTACAAATTTCTGAGGAGATACTTTAAAGATACTACCATTACCTCTTTTAGCATTTTTCATATCCTGCTCAGCATAACCCATAGCAGCTTCCATTACAGGGCTATATTGAGAAAATACTTTTTCATCAGTAGATGATCTAACTTGTTCTAATTTAGATCTTTCTGAAGCTTGCATTGATGAAAAATTTAAATCAGTTACAAATTCTCTATCCTTCACCAATGGCTCCATTAAAGCACTTGCCACAGAAACATTTCCTGGATTAGAAAAATCTACTCCACTAAGATTATTTAAATACTCGTCTATTTTTTTAAAGTACTCAGATCTAAATTTCTTATTATCATCTGAAGTAATGTTAGCATTAAGTAATGAAGTAATTGTTGATTTATATTTATTGAATCCTTCTAGATATCTTCCTTGTACAGATGCTGCTGCTTTAGTAAGCATACTAAAGTCAGGAGCTTCCACACTTACATTTGCTATTACTGAAGATGGATTAAATGCTGTTGCCATATTATAATTTTAAATTTATTGTCCAAATGGGCTTAGTATTGCACCACCAGTACCTGTTCCTCTATTGCGTTGGTAAATTGAATTAAGATAATTTCTTGCAGCAGTATTTGCAGCATCAATTGCTTCTTTTTTATCTAGGCCATACCCATTAGGGTCTGAATACATTTTGTAATAATAATCAAATGCATCATTATAATCAACACCTGATCCACCACCTGTTAAAGGAGTATCATAAATACTTTTCAATGTAGGGTTTACAGCAACACTATATGGTGTTTGGAACTGATAAGGATACTGTGCATTTATCAACATCTGATTTAATACATTATTATAGCCTTTACCAAAAGCACTTGCAAATCCTGCATCTTTAGCATTTTGATTCATTGCGTTTTCTTTAGCAATTGCATTAATGCTATTCATATAATCACTCTTTTCTTTCTCACCCAGCATTGTAAATTGATTAATGTTTTGAACATTAGCCGCTTGAGTCTTTAAGAATTGATCTGTATTTAATGCTTCTGTTTGTTGTTGAATATCTGAAGCAGCTTTTAATCCTTTTCCAGTAACACCTAATGCAGAACCTCTTGCTTCAGGACCTGTACCCATTCCTTCAACTGTTTGAGTAACAGCACCTATTGGTTCATAGTTTTCATTTCTATAAACAGGAGACATTAAAGAAGGATTTGGTAATCCATAGTATGCATGATAATCAGGTATTTTCATACCTGCTGCAGCAATCATAGCAGCTTGATCTGAAGGAAACCATTGACCTAATCCATAACCTGTAGGTGATTGAAATCCTGGTTTCCGTGTAGTTATAACTTCTTCTTCTGGTGTTTCTTCTGGATCCTTCTCAGTTTTAGTTTCAACTTTTTTAACTTTCTTTTTAATACCTGGTGCAGACCATGTATAAATACCAAACTTTTTATCTTTTTGATATGGGCCTTTTTTATTGACAAAATACTCAGATAAACCATTGGCCTTTCTCCACTCATTGTATTTATTTTGAAACCATTCTACAGCTTTCTCTCTTGTTGCGTTATCTCTAGATGTAGCATCTGCTCTCCATGAATCAACACCACTACCATAATCTTTAAGAATAGTATCATGACGAGTAATAAAGTTGTCTACATCCAATGCTTCTTGTGCATTAGTTTCAGAATTAGTTACTGTATAGTACCCTAAATCTGGATCATAATGTTGTGTATCAAATGCTCCAAACTTTTTATTAGGCATTATTACTTCAAAATCATCTGTATTTTGAAGAGCTGTTTCTGGAATAAGTTGAGTAAATTCTCCAGTATCTGCAAACTTTTGTAATTCACCACCTGTTTTCTTAGGCCATAAATAACTACCTGTTGTATCCTTAGGATGATAATTACCACGTCTTATTTTTATTACTTTCTTTTTCTTTTCTGCTGCAGCTTTGGCTGCTGCTTCTGCTCTAGCTTTAGCTTCTGCCTCTGCTTGTGCTTTAGCAGCTGCTGCTTGTGCTTGTGCTTGTGCTATACTATCTGCAGCTGAATAATTAGTTAGTACTTTATTAGAATCTACTGCTACCTTGTTAGAATCTACCATAGGGGTAGTTCTAAACATGCTATCTGCAATATGATATGCTACAGGATCCCTCATCATCTTTTTAATATCATCATTAGATGCTGTAGGATAAAGTTGTTTAAATATATTAAACATTGCTAAACTATCTGCCTGAGCTTTTGCAAGTTTACCAGTATCAGTAACAGAAGGAACTGTAGGAGTTCCTATAGGATTTGCAGGTATGCTTTTACCAGGATTACCAGGTTGAGGTCCACTAAGTAAATCAGTAGTTGCATCTACAATTCCTAATCCACCAGCTAAACCTACCCATGGTAAAACTTTTTTTAACAAAGGAGATCCTGCATAGATATCTTTTGCTTGTTGCCATCTTGTATATGCTTCTGCAGATGCATTTGCTTGCTCTGCTGTAGCACCAGCTGACTCTGCTGCTGCATAAGCAGCTTCATATGCTGCTGCTGCTTCTTCAGATTCTTGAAGCCCTTGCTCTGATGGTCTAGTCCATCTTCTGCCTTTTTTTACAGCATTGGCTGCAACTTTTTCTGCTTCTGCAGCTGCTTCTGCAGCCTTTGCTGCAGTCTCTGCAGTTTTAGCTGCTTTAGTACCTCTAATTGTATTTAGAGTCCATTTACCAGCATTCCACACTAGTTTACCAGCTTGTGTTATTCCCCATAAGCCTCCAGTAAGACCTAATACATCTAACATGCCAGCATCACCTGTAGGCCTTATTTTTGGCACAGCCCCAGATTGCCATGTATCAAGTCTTTGTCCATCAGGAGTTTGCCAATATTCAAATCCAGGTCTTTGTTCATAAGATTGACGAAAATAATAATCAAGTGGTAACTTACCTTCTACCACCACCTCATCCATCAATGGACTTATGTTGCCTGTAGATTGATCTACAAAATAATTTTGACCTGGTCTTCTAATGCCTACTGGAATACTTTGATCACCTGGATCATAAAATACTCCTGGATCAGATGGATTAGCTTCTAACTTATAACCTAATCTTCTTTCAAGATCATCTAAAGTTTCATATTGGTATTTATGATCACTACCAGACCTTGTCATCCACTTTGTTTCTTCACCATCTTGTGCTCTACGTAGTGTTCCACCTCTTTTCATTTTTTGTGGACCTTGTGGGTGTTTAAAATCTGATCCTAACAAAGGCATGGCAATAGCAGGAATTCCATCAGGAAATCCTTTCATACCTTCTTGCACAAGTGCTAACTGACCCAACTTTTTCATGTTGTTATCAATCATCAACTGAGCAGTCTTCTTTGTCATTGCATCCGCATTAGGATCATTTAACAATGCTTTATATTTATTGAGATCATATCTCTGAGCTACCTTAGCAGGAGTCACTGCTTTACTACTAGACATATTAAAGATACCCTTCAATAAATCTTTATTTTTTATTAAAAGACCTCTATAGTCAGAGAATACAAAGCTACCATCTGGAACATTTAATGGTGTACCACCTTGAGAGTGTCTCTTGCCACCAATCTTAGCATGTTCAACCATGCCATCATTGTCAAGATCTCCCACCACAGTTTCTCCTCTCTCAGCCTCAATAGTAGCCTCATCTCTTGGTACAGCAGAAAGTGTAGTAGTTACATTATTACTTGCTGTTTTATTTTCGTAGTTCCAAATACTACCTGTTACAAGGCCATAGTTGCGCTGGTCTCCCATACTACCACCTCTGACTCTATTAATTTTTACTTTCATAAACTTTTAAAATTTATTTTTGTAAATGCTGCTTATTTAAATTTACAAATATTTTGTGAAATTATCAAATAAATTCTACACTTCCTCCAGCTGCATATATTTGCTGAATGAATGCATCTTGTTCTTCAGGACTAAGAGTTGATAAATCTACTTCAGAACCATCTTCATAATCATCTAATATGCTACCACCCATTTTAGCTTCACCGATTTGAGTTAAATATGCTGATGGAAAATTGTTATATCCAAAGTTTTGATTACCAGGAGTATATGCATTCATTCCCATGTAGTTAGTAGTACCAACAGGACTTGGTGTACCATTTCTTGTAGGAGCTTTATTAGCAGCTCCTTTGTATGCCATTCCTGTACTCACAGTATTAAAGTTATCTTGAGCATTTTTATAGAGAGCTTTTCTATCATTTTCTTTAATTCCTGACATTACTCCAGATTGAAAGGCCATAGTATTCATATAGTTATTCATTCCACTTAATGGTGTACGATATGAGAATGTCCAATGAGCATCTCCACCAGGAGCATACTTTTCAATTCCTCCTCCAAACTCATATCCATTCCAACCTTTGCCGCGACCTCTTGCCCAATGCTTATAAGCCCTATCATCATTTCTATATAAGCCAGTATTAAAATCATCATCTGCATTATACATTTCATTTAATGCATCTTGTCTTTTTTGCATTCTTGAAGCTTCCCAACCTCTTCCATTAGGATTTCCCCATGGTTTATACGGGTTATAATCAGTATCATTTATTCCTTTTCCATAGTTTCTAAAAGCTCTTTCTAAATTATGATATCGTGTTTCATCAAAATTAGGATCATTCATCATATCTGCATATTTAGGGTTATAAATATTTTGATCATAATCCCAACCTTTTCCTCTGTAATTTTCATTTTTAATACCTCTCTCATATTGTCGTAATGCTTTATTCTGATTACGATATGCATTTATATTAAAATTAGTATCTGCTAACATAGCATTCATTCTATCTTGCAAATTACTATTTTTATTATTTGAATTTGAGTTTTGATCATTGTTTTCAGAAGTTTGATCACTGTCATTATTTCCAGAACCTTGATTATTATTTGAACCAGGTCCACTATTTGTATTAGGTCCACTATTTGTACCAGCTCCTTGACCAGAAGCACCAAAGTAATAAGGAACTGCTGCTAATGCTCCTGCATTTTTAGCTCTAAATCTTTGTTTCTTACCATCAGCATTGTAGTAAGTACCTCTAAATTTAGGCTTGCCCATCAGTCCCATCATTCCCATTGGATTTGCACCCATGCCAAAAGCACCTAGTGCTTGTCCTAATAATCCAAGACCTGCTCCTGCTTGACTACCTAAAAGTTGAGTAATTGCATTACCTCCAACATATGATGCATATGGATTAGAAAAATTAGAACCACCTGGATTAGAACCACCACCTGAATTACCAGAACCTTGATTATTACCACCTTGGTTATTACCAGGATTAGTTGACCCTGCTCTATTTGAACCAGCTACACCAGGGTTGTTGCTATAATACATGTCATAATAACCAGATTCATTTGCTGGTAAATTATATGCTGTACCATCATCCCCTTCATAATACCACTCATTAAATTTATTATCAAATTTTATTTTTCTATTTTGACCACTTAAATCTTGATATACATAATTTGGATCATTATAGTTAATTCCATCTGCAGCTTTAGGTAAAGATCCACCATTCACATATTTTGCAAAATCATTTACACTACCAAATTTACCTTTCTTCTTTTTCTTAGGATTGTGATCCATACCACCTTCTTTTAAAATTTGATATAACTCATCAATATTAGATTGACCACCCATCTCAAACATAAAGTTAGGTGTAGTTTCACCTGCTCTATCATATGGTAAATATGTTTGAGCTTGAGGAAATGCTTCTCCACCTGCTTTCATTGCACCCAATGCACCTTGCATTTGCACTTGCAAATTTGCAGGTAATTGATTTATAGGAATTTGCCCATTCATAGCTTGTTGCATAAGCATACCTTCTTTATCAGATTTACCATACAAATCTGAATACATTGGATTATTTATTGGATTACCCATTCCCATCATAGAATCACCCATGTTTCCAAAACCACCAAGGAAATTGCCTAAATTACCTAGACCAGCTTTAGGCAAAGATTGCCCACCTGCTTCATATAAGTCATCCATCATATAAGCAGTACCACCATTAGCTTTATAATACCAATTAAGATTTTGAGCTTGTGGTGATGGATTATAATTGTCAAAACAATCAATGCAAGGTTGGCCACCCATCTCGGCCATCCCCATTTGCTCTTGATCTTGTTGCATCATATCTTGTTCATCTTCTTGAGATACTTGTTCTTCTTGAGATGCTTGTAATTCTTTAGCAACAGCTGTCACTAATCCTTGGGCCTGTTCAACTGACATTCCCATTTTTACAAGTTCTTGCATAATTTGTTTGGGATCAGCACCTTGCTGAAGCCCTTGAGCAACCATACTGATTATTTTTTGTTGTTGATCAGAAGATGCTCCACCTTCTTGAGCGTATTGCATTGTATTCATTTTATCTGAGTTTGAATAATTAAATGTACCTAATGAGTTAGCAGGTATTTCAACTGCCATGTTTCCTGGAACCACTACATTCTCTTGACCAGGTTGAGCAAATATAACATCTCCTGTTGGACTTAGTATGTAAGTGTGATCTATTTGATTCTTAAAAGTAAGAGGAGTATATCCATCTCTGCCTTTAATGATTGCACCATTTGTAGGATCTACATCTAGTCCTTGCTGGTCTGTTCTAAAGTGTATTGGTTTTCTATCCATTTTATTTATTATTTATAGCCTCTTGCTTTTAAGGCATTTATTATTGTATTATACATTTGATCATCTATATCTGCTTTTGCATCCACTTTAGTTTTTTTATCGTTTGGATCATTAATTATTAGCTTACCATCTTTGTCTTTTTTACCTTCATAATATTTCATATAACCATCTCTAATTTCTTTATGAGTTATAATATCTTTTAGCTTTAAGTTATATGTATCTAATAGTTCACTAATAGCTTCTACAGTAGATTCTAATTGATTAGGTGTAAGAGGTGGTGCATAACCACCACTATCATTTCCTGGATTTTGAAGTTCTATACCATATGAAAAATCATTTACATTATCTCTATTTTCATATCTAGAGTGACCTGCGTGAGCTGTTACTTGTTCTGGTGAAGCATAAACTCTTCTTGTACCATTTGCTAATACTGCAAGATGTGCATCATTTTCACCAGGTCTCATAAATTGATTATGTAAATCTATATCAGATTGTGTCCAATCACCTTTTGCATCAGGTTTAAATGCAGTCCAATGTAATACAATTTTTTTCATTTCATTTTTTAAAGCATGTCCTTTTTTATAACTTTCATCTTTTTCAGTTCTAATATTAGGACTTTGATAGTATTCTACTTTGTGTCTGCTAGGGGTTGTGCCTGTACCTGCAATATACAATACATTACCTGCTACACCACCTGAATTTAATGCATCATATTCTTTTAGTCTATCAGAGGTAAAAGTTTTATCTTTAAATGAAAGTCCTTTTGAATAAGTTCCATTATCTGTTGCATAAACAGTAACATATTTTGAATTACCTTTTATCTTCTTAAATTCATTTTTAATATGTTTAAGACTACCCATTACAAAGTATGTCTTTTTAGTATCAGGGTTTTGCATAATAAATTTACCACCTTCTACAGAACCAAAATAATCTTCATCACCATTAGTTCTTGTCATGATATTGATACTACCTTTTTTTTCAGTCTTCTCATCATCTGATAACATATTAGTAATAGGTATTTGATAATTATTATTACCATGATCTAAATCAGGTTTTGTTCTAGATTTACCATCTATTTCATCAAACGATACCACCTTGTTAGAAAATGTTTGTGAAATTAATACATCCTTTCTGTTTTTAAAATCTTTGAATGTACCAGCTACAAAATTTCCATTTGCATCAACTCCAAAGTATGTGCTATTATCAGATGCTGCCTTATACTCACTTGGAGCAAGGAATGGTCTAAATGCAGTTATTATTGCACCATCTGATTGGAAAGGTGTATAGTCTCCTCTATTTCTAACTTTAAATTTCATATTAGCTAAATTTATATTACCTGCTAATAAAGTTTGACCTGTTTTGTTTGTTACATTTGGTATTTCAACTTCTTTTAATTGAACTTTATTTTTGTTAAGTTTGTTATAATATTCAATTGTTCCTAGTGGTTTAGGTGTTTGCTTTTCACTAAAATCTATTTTAACTGCATCAGGATCATCTCCACTATACATTTTATATTTTCTAGTTAATCCATTTATTGCAAGATTTTTATAGTAGTTAGCTACGTCAGCTGCTTCATTATAAGTATTTTTAATATCTCCAACTACAGTTGCTAAATAATCTTCTGTTCCACCAACAAGAGTTGATAATTCATTTTGAATGTTTTCAGTCAATGAAGGTTTTTGTTTAACTACTTTTGAACTAGAATTACCTTTTACATAACCATTAAAAGGATCAATGTTTATTTTAGGTGATGCAACTGATCCACTTGACCAAAGATATTGTAATGAAGGTTCTTGTTTTTTAGGAGTAGGATTATATCTTTGTTGATAGTTATATTGATTAGATTTTAACAATCCTAAAATATCTTTTTCTTCATTGCTATAACCCATCATTTGATATGTGTTATCCAAAAACCCATATAAGTTTTTCTTAGCAATATCATTATCTGAAATATCTAGCCAATTATCTTTTCCTTTATCTGTCATATAAACCTTATCACCCTGTATCAAATAATCTGCTCTAGGTGAATAATTATTGATAACCATGTTTTTATGATAGACAGGTTTAATATCAGCTAACTTTAAAGGTCGATCATACTTCATTGGTGTTTGAAGTATTTTATCATTGGGAATACCAGTTTGTGCTTTGGGTAATGATCCACCTTGAGCATATGTTTTATAACCTATTCTACCATCTACTGCTTGTGAGTTTAATTTATTATACTCATGAGCACCTATACTATGCCATTCATTTAATTGATTAGGACTTGAAAAAGCAGCAGAAGGACTATTCCAATTTTTAAACTGTTGGTTGCTTAAAGGAAAATCACCTCTTTGTTGTACATAGTATTTATCTCCTTCTTGTTTAGTTTCAAAGTATCTATTAGGTTTACCATGCACCATGCTAAAAATAGACATATCATTAGGATCTGTTCCATAAATAGATTTACCAAATCGTGCCTTAGATAATAAACCTCCTTGAGCTTTAGGTAAAAACTCACCACCTCTTTCTTTATAAGTTGATGGATCTACCATATCAAGGTTAATTCCAAAATCCTTTAAAAAGAACTCTACTGTTCCTTTATTTCTTTCACGATTTGGAGCTTTCTTAGTACCTCTAGCATATTGTTTTGCAATAATATTTCTATATTTTAATCTATCAGCATCTGACTTTGCTTGATTATAATCAACAATTGCATCAAGAAACTTAGGAAAAGCTTTTGAATATTTTTCAGTATCTTTTTGAAAAAAGTCTGGCCCTAGATTATACACATAATCTTCTATAAGTAATTGTTGATTATAAGGTAATGTATCAAATGTTAGATTTCTATCTTTAAATCTTTTATTATATCCTTGTACAGATTGATCATAATGAGAATTAAAATCATCTTTCATTAATTTAATAGCTTGATCATCTGTAATTCCTTTTGCAAATCTTTTAGTTTTTACATCTTCAGGTGTTAACTTATGACCATAACCTATTGTAGGAAGCCCACCTTCATGAGATTTATAAGGCATCCATACATTTAATTTAGAATCCCAACCCTTTTTTACACCATTCTCTTGATATTTTAACCAATCATAATAATCATTAAGCTGTCTAGTTTTTAATTTTTCTTTATCTACAGTGGATTGGTTGGTTTGAGGAGAATCTGAATCATTAACTAAATTATTCCAAAGAGACTTACCAGCAAGCTTGAGAAAATCAATGTTTCCAAAAAGAACAGGGTTGGTCATAATAGCTGAACCAATTGTACCAAGATCACCTATAAATGAGTTTCCTCCATCTTGTTTTTTAGCAGGATAAAACTTTTTATTAGAAGTGTTGGTAACATCTGCATCTGTTAAACGAACATACTGATCACTAGCATGTTGTCTACCATACCATGTATTTCCATAAGCTGGACTTAATGATCCATCAGGACCTCTATGATACCAATAACCTGTTGCTTTATCATAAACAGATCCTTGTTTTTGATCTTGAGATCTAGACCAATATGTTACACCAGGTGTATCTGCTGTATATGTATTTTTATAATAAAAATCTCTACCATTATTTAGCAACACTCTTCTCTCTTGTTCTGAAAGTTTATAAATATCTTTTTTATATTTATTCCATTCATTATCTAAATTTTGTTGTAAGGTAGGTGTCCAAGCATCTGTTTTAATATCTACATTATATGAACCTCTATTTGGTAATCCTGATTGCCCTATGCTTTTTAAATATTGATCAAGCATGTATACTCTAGGATCTCTTCCTGCATTATACATAAAATCTCCAGCAGATGCTTTTTCCATTGCTGTAGGAAATGCTCCAAGTTGAGGATAATATTTATCCATGTACCAATTTACAGCATCATCTTTACTAGCACCAACTGGTAATGCAGGATTACCAAAGTTAGATAAACCATAACCACTAGCACTACCTCTATTATCTTCCCATGTCATTGAGTTGTATCCCATGTTCTGCACACTATCTCTTGGAGATACTTGTCCATACTTCCATTGATATTTATCTAATGATCCACCTTCTCCAAAAAACTTATTTTGCAACATTTTAAATTCCATATCACTTAATATGGCGGCAGCATCTCTTACTTTAGCTCCTTTAGTTCCTATAATAGGAGTGATTAAATTAGGACCTACTCTTAAAGTTTTATCTTCAAACAAAACACCAGATGGAATTTGATTTATATCAAAATCAGGAAAATATCTACTGTAATTTTTTCTGAGTCTTGATGTATTTCTTAATTGGTTTACTTGGTTATTTAAACCTATTGGCATAGGATCTGCAAAAACTTTGACATAGTAAGGATTATTACCACCATATCTTTCTCCTATCCATGTAGGGTCTTCAGCAAAATAAAGAATGTCTTTATTTGATCCTTGTAATAATTGATCATGCCCACCACTTCTTCTACCTCTGTTAATAACATTTTCAGGAGCTGTGCTTGTTCCCATTATTTCTGCAACATCATAAGGGTTATCTGGATTTTTTCCTAAGCTCGCCATCCTCTTTCTAAATAAAGGATCATTTATAATTTCAGGACTTACATCCACAACTCTGTATAAAGGTCTTTGATTATACTGCGTTTGTAACCAACTTTCAAAACCTTCTGGAGATTCTGGCAAATATTTAATTAATCCTTCCTTTTGATAACTTTTAGCTAAGTTATAAGCACTTAATACATCTTGAGAAATTGGTGTTGATTTTTTAAATAACTCACTAAATGATTTTGGAAATATTCCCATTTGAGGATTGACTCCAAAAGCCATCCTACCTGCATTATCAAATGCATTAACAAATCTTTTAGTACCTTTTAAACCTGTTCCAACAAAAGGAAGCACATCAGCTGCATCCCATCCAAAGTTTGCAAAATCTTTATCACCTCTAATAGGTCTATCACCCATAAATGTATTTGAAAGATTAATTGCAGATTGAGCAGGTGCTCCTACAAACATATCATAAACCCATTTACCAGCAGGATTCACAAAAGGATTACCATATGCATTTTCTATTGCTTCATTAGTAGTATTAAGAACATTTTGAAAAGTTGCTCTAGTAGATCCTTCAGGTGCTAATTTAGTATCATCTCTAAATTCACCTTGTGCAGGATTATAATATTCATAATTACCGTAACCAGGTTTATTAGTATATATTTTAGATTCTTTTTGAGCAGCTTGTGATTTCTTAAAAGCTTTTGCTTGTTCTGCTTTTTCAATGCTACCATATGTTGCAATATCTTTAGCCACAGATTGTGCAGCTACATTTTTTGGAGCAACAGTTACAGTACTCCTTACATTAGCTGGATTAGTTTGCCCTAATGCTTGATTAATTAATTGAGCACTTACAGATCCTGTAAGTTGATGTTTAGGAAGTGAGCCTCCTTGTTTAGCATATTGAATATTATCAAGCATTTGATTTTGATCAGGCTCATTTCTAGATATGGTATTTAACATATCTATAATTTGATCATCTGTATAAACACCTCTAAGTTGTTCTAATGCATCATAACTACTATCAGTTAAAGGTTTATAAGAGCCAAACATATCTATAGTAGCCTTTTCTGTAAAAGGATTATAAATACCTTGATTTTTCATTTCAAACCTTAATGCATTTAATCTAGCTCTTGTTTCAGTAGGACTAGCTACATAATAATTAAATTCATCCATGCCTACCATTTTAGGATAATGACCAAACATATTAGGTTTTTGTCTTTTACGAGCAGTATTGTATGCATATTTCCCCATCAAATTTATATCTGAAATAGGAATTAACGGACCACCAAAATCACTTGCATGACTTATTTCATGAACATCAGTATCTAAAAGATTATCTTTTGAAAATGGTGTATTGGTTATTCTAGAGATAGGAGAATTTCTAATTTTAGAATCATCAGTTGGATAATAACCCAATGCATTATAAGCATTTGATCCTTCGTATCCAATAACCTCCATATTATCTGATGTTCCATAACTATCAAGATAATTTCCACTTGTGTCATACCAATCCCGAAGATCATGTTTCCAATATTTTTGCTTTAATTTGGGATTTATATTTCTTGCAAAATTCCAATATGATGAAGGATACTTATCCAATTCAGTTCTACTAAATCCAGATACACCTTTATCTTCAGGATATTTTTCATCTATCTCCTTACGTGAAAATTTAACATCTATATTATTAATATTTTCTAATCTTTTATCTCTTATTTGTTGCCAAAATGGATCTGTAGAGTAAAATGAATATGTGTCAGTATCAAATGACAAAGGTCTATGATTAGTAAAAAACTGTTCCCATCCAGTTGGATTATCTTTTTGAACAGATCTTTGTAACATTTGTTGAGCCATTGGAGAATTTGTCCAATCTCTCATAAAGTCTCTTCCTTGTTCTACTAACTGATCATAATAGTTAACTTCTACACCTTTCATCATACAAGTTTGAAATTCTTCATTCCATACTTGACCTTCAGGACATTCTCCTTTATTTCCAGATTGAGCTCTACGCAATGAGCCCCCTTGTCTATATCCATAATCTTGAGCATATGGACTAGGCCCTTGAAATTGCTTTTCAAAGTTTCTAGCTTCTCCTTCTAAAGTCCAAGGAGTATCATACATTGCAGGGTTAACATATCTATTATAAACTACTTCAGGAGAAGCAAAATTGAATGATGGATTGTTAGATAAAAATTCATCAGTAATATATTTTTGATCTAATGCTCTTCTATTCCAATATTGCATTGCTGCATCATTCCCTGAAGGAATAGTTGGTTCTTTTAAAGGACCAGGATAAAATTCTGAATAACCAGAGTCTCCATTTATGTCTTGCCAGTAATGAAACATTTCATGAGGAACAACTCCTGGTATATGTTTATCTGCATCTGATAAATGTATAGTCTTAGTTAAAGGCTCATAAAAGCTATTACCTTGATTTGTAGTATCAAAGTATACACCACCTTGACCACCTGTTTGACGAACACCCTCTTTCATTGAATCTAAAAACAAACTTTTTGGAGATGCAGGATCTGCAGAATGCTGTCTCATAAGTTTATAAACTATATCATACTGAAGTCTTTCTGCAGGAGTTAACTGATTTGTAACATATAAGTATGTATCTAAATTCTCTGGATTCCTATCTGCTTCTGGATTTACCTTAGGCATATTTGAAGTATCTCTTATACACTTTTTTGTAACAGGATCTTTAATCCATCCTGTAGGACAACCACCTGTTTGTGTTTCTTTCTTTACAGGTTTTTTTGGTGTATTAAAATAATAGTCTACCATACCTTGCTGAGCTTTAGGTAATGGCAATGCACCACCTGAGCGCATTACTCTCTTTTGTTGGATAAGGTGAAGAAGCTTGTCAGTTTTCATCGTGGACTTAGAGTTTCTTTTGTTGTTACTACTTTTAAATTCATTTTTTCAGATCCTGATTGCAATCTTCTTAAGATAACTCTATTTCCATAGTGTCTAAACTTCTTCCTTTGCAAAGGTGACTTAGCATAATTAACAGCTTGAGGATTTAGATTCTTCCTATAGCCATTACATTCTGTGATAAAGTTAGTAATTTGTAAGCCATTAAACTCACCTCTATCTCTTGTAGCATCCCAGAATTGATTAAATCTGTATTTATTCTCTTCTTTAGCCACATGAATATCTATACTATCTAAATTTATCTTAGGGTAATTTAACAAAGCTACAGGATTATTTTTAGGTTTAATATGTAAATTTAATAAACCTGAGGTTTGTTCTGTATTATAAATAAGAGCTTGATCAAAGTTTCCATCCAACACATGATATCTATCTACACATCCTGTGTTGTATTTGAATACTTCTAAGTAATACTCCACACTTTTTATTGTAGTAACCGAAGCACCTGTGTTTACAGGAAACTCTATCTCCCATCCATAGTTTACACCATAGTAATTATTATAGCTATTACATAATACATTGTGTTTCCAAAAGTCATTACCTTTTATAGTGTAGAAATGATCATTTGTAGAGAACTCTAAGTTAGGATGCCAGTCATGAAAACTTATCCACATCTTAGTTTTAGGATCATAACTAATAGTCCAAGAGCAATCTTCAAAGTAGTTAGTATCGCTAGGATCAATTAAAGTTTTATTAGATGTGTTAATAGGAATTAAAGTAACTACAAATTTATTAATAAGATTTAATTGAATATTGGCAGGTACTTTAGAATCAATCAGTGTAATATTAATTTTAAAACTACCATCTGAAATATAAGGAAATGCTTTTTTAATATTTGGTGCTTTTTCTATTTCAGTGGCCACACAATTTACAAATGATTCAATACCTGCATTTGTAGGAACTGTTGCAGTGTAAGTACATGTTGCAAGATCATATCCATTTATATTTCCAGATATCTGATAGCCATCTTGTAATTGAGTTGTACTTGATCCATAAGTAACTTTGAAATTATATGAGTATGATGTTACTCGGAAGTTTTTAGTGTCAGGCATATACTCTATATCTGTCCCTACTTCTATTCCAGGCAATAACTTATAATCCTTTTTAGAGAAATATACAATCTCATATTGATTATCATATGTTGTTTGACATCCAATTCCTTTTACAGGATTATCTGTTAAATCGTAATTTGGAAAAGATTTTGTCAAACTGTATATCAGATTTTCTGCAAACCAATATCTCATACCATTCATAGAAATATCAACTATCTGATTACCAGCTAACTGCATAATCTTTCCATTTCTTTGACTCATGTAGAAAATACCATATGTAGTATTAATTACACTTCTTGTAGATTGACAAGAACCATATTCTAATTCAAGATCTGCATTTACAAGAGCTTGAAATGGTTGGTTAAATAAACCACCATCACCAATTGTAATTCTATTACCTGTAGATGTTTGTAATTCATCTACCCCATTAATAGTTGTAGGTGTTGCATCATCAAAGAAAATAGCAGAACCTGTTCTATTAATTGGCTTTACATTAGTAATTACATTTTCAAAATCTTTGTAGTTGTTGTTTAAGTATATTCTCCAGTTATCTCTAGATTGTTCATACTGCTGCTGCAAACTATAAACCATTCTAGCAGGATAATATTCAAAACAAGATGCAGGAATATCTGGATCATATGATCTAGGCAAAACACTTGACCAACTTGTATTATTTATTGAAGCTTTTGATACAGATAAACTATAATCATATTTAAAGAACTCTGGCACTTTTATAATGTCTGTTCTAAATAACTCATATAGATTAGTGTTGCCATATGGATTATAGAATTGCTCAGAAGGTAGAGCACCATAATCTCTACTTGCTAAATTAATCTCAGACTCACAATAAAAATCCTTAACCCCATTTACAAAAAGATAGAAGTATCCATTCTTAATATAGAATGTCTTCTTTAACATATCCTGAATTCTTAATCTATATGAATTTGGATCTCTATCTAAATGATATAATTTACTTGGGCCAAGTACCCAACTAGTAATTGTACCAACTGGATTAGTTACTAATTTTGCAAACTTGCGAGCAAAATCTCTAATAAATCTTAAAGGATTTAAACTAAGTCTAGGAAATGCACTTGTGTTAATTGAAATATCATTAAAGTCTATTCCTTCAAATGTAGACCAATATCTAGGATACGCAACATTAGCATATAGCTTATAATCAAAGTCAGTTCCATCAGGCATGTTAAATAGCCATTGATTAAATAATGGAAATGTATTTTTCTCAGTATATCTATTAATGTAGACATCTCCTCTAAAATAAACAGAAGAAGTGTGAGGATAGTTTTTTGTATATACAATCTTCTCTACACAAGTTGATACAGGAATCTGAGTTATAGATGATAATTGACCATATGCACCTTTTAAATCTAACTTTAATCCTACATAATAAGAAGAAATGTTTAAAGTAAAATTATTATTTGTTGTTGTCCAAGCTTTTAATTGATTTACAGTTCTTCTACTTTGATCAATTGTTGAAGGATTTACTAATGTTCCAATTGTATTTATTATTGCAGTATTTGGTCTAAATAAATTATTCACGGTATATGTTCCATCAAATACTTGAACACCTGACTCAACATATCTAGCTGCTTTAATTTGTCTTCTGTAGTTTTGATTTTGAGGATTCTTTTTTGAACTATAAAATCCATGGCTATTATATTGTAATGCATATTGTCTCCAAGGCAAAAGTTCCATTACAAGCTTCATAGCATTACCAAATCCTTGAGCTAACATGAATCCACCAATGCTAAATATTAAATTCATCTGAGTAATAAAACTCATTATGTCAGGAAGTATTCCAGGTTTTTTAGTAGAAGGATTTAAAGTAGTAAGTTCATTTCCTTCAGAGTTCATTGTTGGAGCTCCTACCCAAGATCCTGAACCAGCAGGACCTAAAAAACCTCCTGCAAAAGTACCACCCAATGCTGCAGCATATGCTAATGCTGCTTTTCCACCAGCACCACCTGCAACTCCAACAGCAGTTGTTAAAGGAATTGAAGTAGGGTCTTTTGCAGTGTTACCTTTCACTGTTGTCTTTTTTCCAACTAAAGCTAAAATAGCAGAACCAAGTCCTAATAGTAGACATCCTATAAATGCACCTTGTGATGGAATTTTATGTTTAGGATGACCATAAGGTGGTGTAAAAGTTCCTATAGAATTACCATAGTATTCTGAATAAACTCTTACCTCATTTGGATTTAAATAAGTTCCTCTAAAATTAAAATCAGGAGTATGAAATGTAAAGTAATCTTTTCTATATAGTGTTATAGGATTCTTAGTGTCATCATGCTCTTGTGGTCCTGGAGGATTATACCATGTGTTTTTGTATAAATAATAATCAGGATCTAAACAATTGTATGGATAGTTCTGATATAGTGCTTTTGCATTAGGTTGATTAGGTATGTCATACTCAAACATATTATTAATCAAACCTTTTGCAATAACTGTTTTATTACCAGTTCTTGATCCTCTTAATATTTCATATCCAACAATTGATTTAATAACATCTCCATTCTCATCAAGAGGTGGTTTTATATTTTCAAATTGTATACCTAATAATTGAATTGATTTATTCGCATTATCATAAATTGGAGAAACTATGTCATCTGGAAATTTATGATGCCTAATGTATTGTCCACACAAATCATAGTCACTAATTTGTGAATTAGGATAAGGGGTTGTAGTAATAGTACTCCAAGTATATTCACTAGGATTCCAAATTCTAGGTTTGTTGGGATATCTATTTTCAGATTCCCAATAAGCCATATATCCTTTGTTTCTAATTTTTGCACCATCTGCTGTTGAGCCAGATCCTCCAAGTGAAATCCCTGTGTTATAGACTCTCCACTTTTCAGCTGATGTAGCTCCATTATTATCATAAGGAAGAACATCAGGACCACTAACTGTTATGTTATCCCAGCCTGGTCTAATAGGTCTTCCTGGAATATGATAAGATGCAGATTTATCACCTGTCTTATAAGCCCATCTAATAAAGAAAGAATATATCTCATCTCTCATATATCCTGTTTCATTATTACCTTTTACATAATAATCTGCAGGATATTCTACTTGTACCCATTTTGTAACAATTTGATTTGCAAGAGGCTGATAATTAAAATCAGCTTTGCTTTTCATTCCAGTTCTTAATAGATAAAAGTTTAATAAAAACATCTTGTCAGATGTTTCATATATTGTCTGATTAATTGGAATATCTTCAAGTGGTACTTGAACTAATGTATCATTGTTATTATCAATGTGTACTTTAGTTTGAGAAGTATTAAAAAAACCAACACGCTTTGCATTAGTTACAGAATTAATAGTGCTTATTAGTACAACTTCATATTCCTCAAAGTTTGTATCTATTTGAGTAAATGTTAAATCTATTGATCCACCATTATTCTCATGATCCCAAATACTTACAATATTACTCGGCATAAAGTAATTACTCACTCTTAAACCATTGATGCTATAAGCAACTACTACTTGATATGATCCATTAAATAATGTACCTGAACTATTAGATCTTACAATGGAGAAACAAGGTAGATCTATTAGATAGTGTAATCTTGTTTTATCACAATCTAAAACAGGAGGATCATAATAAATTGGCTCAGGACAATCAGGATTAGTTGTATCATATTGTTTAATCAACCAAGGAATTTTATCAAGATTAATAGCTCTATCTGGATTTAATCCATCTGCAAAATAAAATGTGTAAGTACAATCAAAATTAGATTGAGTAACTCCTGTAATTAAATTTGATCTTTTAAATCCTAAACAACTAGATGAAATATATCTAGTATACTCACAACTATTTTCATCAAATATTCCAATCTCACTTGTTATGTCATTTGTAGAACAAACAAACCAAGTTGTCGCATCTCTGCGAACAATTCCAATAACATCAAAATTAGTAGATGTGCAATATTGAGTAGATGGCTCATTTCCAATAGTACCCCCATCTCCTAAGTTAGAACTTGTCATAGCATTAATTGCATTAGTCCAAACTCCCTCAGGAACATAGCTATCATTAAAATCTTTGTAAAGTCCTTTAGTATAAGTATTAGACTTTGCATCAATTAAATTTTGAGTGTTATCTTGCTGTTTAGCCATTTTGATTATCTACTTTTTCAAATTCTTTTTTGACTTTTTCACTGCCTATAAATTTATAGAATTCTTCACACAGAAACCCCATCAACCAAGCACATGTTTCTTCATCTGTAATATCTCTATCTTCTGCTATTCTTTTTGCAGCATGAAATAACTCATGACCTATTGTGTTATGATTAAGAAACTTAGCATCTATCATTACAATGTATAAGCCACCATCTACAGTAATAGTAATACCTTCTGCTTCTTCAGCTGCAGTACCAGGAACTAATGTTCCCTTTGCATATTTCTTTTGTAAATACTTTTCTGACTTTCCCATCTCATTTGTTATTACAAATAAGATAGAACAATTGAATGTATTTACTCTTACTTTTTTAGTAATTCTCATAAGGTCCCCTTACAGTTTTAAACCCACCATACCACGCATAGCTATTAAACATATTATAATACTTAGCATACATTGCTTTTCTATTTTTCTCCCACATTCTCTTTAGTTCACCAAAGTCAGGAGTATTAATAAAGCTAAGAGCATTTGTTCTTGCAGGTCTAAGCTTAGCTTGTATAAGCTGTAACTTTTGACTAGTATTCTCACCATTTAAAAATAAGTTCTCAAGTATTCTTTCTTTAAGAGCATATTCATAATAGTCATTAACTACTGGATGATCAAGCACTAATAAATTACCTTCATCATCTTCCATTACAGATTCATAGTTAATATATACTCTACCTTCTTTAAAATTAATAGTATGAATAAATCCATCTCTAATTTTAAGTCTATAATTATAAGAACCTACATTTCTTAAGTTACACTCTGGTTCCCCATAGTTATATGGTAAAATCTCAATAGGAACTGGTCTAGGAAATTCTCTAATTAACCCTGGTCTTGTCTCTGTAATCTTACAACCATCTGGACAATTGTCCACAGAAATAGAACAATTGGCTACAATGTTAGCAGCAGCAATAATGTTAATTCTTGCACCTGCGTAGTGTTCAAATACTTTAATCTTTACTTGATCAGGATTGATAATTACATATTCAAAGTTTACATAATCTTTACTTGAATTTTGAACAGTAAGTACAATATTAGTTGAAGCTAAATTATGAGTTACAATGTTATCTCCAACAGATAAATCAGCCACTTGAATCAATGGTCTTGCATTTGTAATCTCTGCAAGTTTTAACATTTGATCATACATTGTCTGAATCTGTGATGATACACAACTTGTATATGTATCATTACCAACCCCACACAACATTGCAAAATTCATTACATAAAAATCAGCAGGAAGTTTAGCTCTGCCATCTTTTACATCAATCATTTTACCCCTTGATTGATTAATCTTTAAACCAAGTTCATAATTGATCTTAATTGCAATCTTTAATAATTCTTGAGGATTGATAAAGTTATCCTGATCATAAGTGTAGAAATCACTTCTGACAGAATTCATTAAATCATCAAAGTTTCTATATTGGAGTTCTGTCTTCATTACTTAGTGTTGCTTAAGAAGTCTTGATTAATATCTTGAGGAACTTGTAAACTTGTAGTTAAATCTTTCATTACACTTTGTTCCATTTCTCCATATAAGTACATAGGTACTGAGAATGGCTCATCTTGTCTATAAATACAATCATGGTCTGTATCACAATTGTATTGACCAATACCAGATCTAAATAATCCTTCCACTCTAATTGCTGGCCAATCTACACTAGGTACATAGATATAGTCATTTACAATGTAGTAGTAAGGAGTCTTGTTATATCTAAATGTCTTCTGCTTAATCATAGCTTGATAAGTAGAAGGAAAAGTTAAAGTAAGTGGAGTAGTTCCATCTATACTTGTAATAGATCTAATGATAGGACCATAACTACCCTCATACGCAGGGGGAATTTTATCCTTGCTTCTCTTAATAGTACAGCCTGATTCTATGCAAAAACAACCAGTGTCTGCTTTATCTACATCTATTAAACAGAAATAGTCTAAGGTGTGAAATATATTGTTGTACTTTCTAAGTACACCTTTATCATCCTCTCTTTTAATGAGCCATGATACGTGTTTGAGAATTAAAGAAAAGATATATCTATCTGTAACAAAGGCATCTATGTTTACAGATTTAATCTGATTCCTAATTCTACTAATTGCTTCTGATACTGTTGCTACCATTATTTACAAGTTTTACCAAAGTAATAATCTGCTTCGTCTTTTCTTCTTTTGACTAATCCAGCAAGTGTTTTGCCATCAGCTTTAATCCACTTATTAAATTCATTTCTAATTGTTTCATCTTCAGGATCTGCATTTACTTTTTTAAGTAATGTACTTTTCTTAAGATTACCAATTCCTACATTGTATGTAAAGCTAACTAATGCATCAAACTGACAATCATTTAACTCTACTCTAACTACATCTGATACCATACCAGCAAACTGATTTAGTACATCTGAGAATAGTTTTTCAGCTTCTGCTTTAGTAATAGTCTCTCCAGGTTTAACAGGAGTGCCATCAGCATAGAATGTATTACCATAGCCAATAGTCCATACACCTCCTGCATCAGGATATGCTTTAGACATATAGCCTTCAAACTTCTTTATCTTTTGAGTCATCTCATCTGATACACTATATACACCAGTAAGCTGCTCAGTTTCTTCTTTAATTTCTGTTACACCTTTAATAAGGCCTCTCAAGAAAGTTAATAATGCTTTCATCATAGTTCTAATGGATTATAATTTTCTAATCTATATTCATCTAATTCTTTTCTTTCATCTTGATACATAGCACTTCTGTACAAGCTTGCAATCTTTAAAGTATGATCAACTTGAATGTATTTCTTCCAGTTTTCAGGATACTTTCTGCCAACCTCTTTTGTAAAGTTTCTACAGGCTTTAAATCCCCACAACTCATTAAATTTAAATTTGTATTTAGTTTCATAATTACTGTAAAAGATTTTAGCTAAGTAGTTATCACTTTCCCAATTTCTATGTTGTATTACTTTTAAATAATGATCTGTTGTTTTAAAGTCTACATTCTTTCTAACTTTTGGTTGACAAGTTCCAAGAAACATATAACCTAATTGCTCAGGTAACTCTATACCATCTCTTGTGTCAATTATTTCTTTTGCAATCAATTCATTAGCAGCAATGATAATCTTCTTTATACTCTTTTGGTCTTTGACTAGGCACTCCTTAGACTTATAGATATCAGATACCCATTCATCTGATAATGTGTTCAATCTAGGTGCTTTATACCTCGGACCCTTTCTGTTTAATTTCACTGCACTATTCATATATAATTTACAAAATTTTTTTGATTTTTAAAAGATAAATTTTTAAAGTTTATAATTGTAGTTAAACTCTGCAACTTTGCCATTTACAGGATTGTACAACTCAAGTACAGCAGCTCTTTTATTGCCAGTGAACTTATTATGATAATGCCAGTAATCTGTTGCTGAAAGTGAAGGTAACACTTTTATTGTAAATCCATGTATTTCATTATCAGTTACAAACTCAGTTGTCTTTTTAGTGTGCAAGTGACCTGTAAATAAAGTTCTATAACTAGTTTGGCCCCACTCATATGGATGCTCAGTTGCGTATACTAATGGAGTCATCTTTTTAGATATATCACCATGTTCAAAGCAAAACATATTCTCTCCATACACAAGCACCTTTCTTTCAGCATATTGGCTAGAGAAAGTAAAACCATCTGCATCTCCAAATGACTGAGATAATGCATGTACTAAGTGAAATGAACTAAGTCTATCGTGATTCCCTGGTATAAACATTACATGCACATTGTTAGCATAGTTTCTAACTAATGACAAAAGTAGATATAATCCTTCAAAGGCTTGAATGTAAGCATCTTGTGCAGACATACTTGCTTCTACAGGTGTACCCTTAGTTGTAGTGTTGTTGAATGTATCTACTTGTAGAGTATCTCCTCCTAATACAATCACAACCTTTTCTAGATCATAGCTATCACGACATTTATCTAAAAGATTATTCACTGTGTTTATAGCTATGCTAGACATTGACTCATTACCAGGCTTTCCAAAATGAAGATCTTGTAAACTAAGAATACCACACACACCTTCTAAAAGATCTGACTTTTTAGTTTTAAAGGTAGTTTCTACTTTAGGAAACTTGTAGTCAGAAAGCATACCATAAAAATTAAGGAGGTCAGTTTCCTCCTTATGTATCTGTGTCACTAATGCTGAGATTAACCAACCTGTTCCTTTTTGTTTGTTCCAGTATTGAGATAATCTCCACTTAGTTGTATCTATGTTTAGTATTTCTATAATCTCTTCTGGAGTCTTTGGTTCTTTAGAAGAGTAAGCTTCTAAAGTCATTTTACCAGAATCCATATCACTATGAGATTTTATCACCCCTCCTTTTTCTTCAATTGTTTTGTAAATACCAAGCTCTATTTTAGTAGGGCAGACTTCTCCTATAATTGATTTTTCTATTGCATCTTGTATTGCTTCATCTACTGTTTCTCTATAGTGCAACATCTTTTTATACACTAACCTTTTAAGAGAAACGTATTCATCTAAAGGCATTCCTATTCTATTTGCAGAATACTCATCTGACTTTTTCCATTTGACAATGGAGCTATATACTTCTTTTATCTTATTCATCTTTTATATTTTAGGGTGAACCCCCTTATTGCTAAGGGGATGTCACCTGCTCAGGGCTACCAACAACCTGAATATTAAATGCATGGAAGACAAGGTTGACCATCTAGTGTGGGTGGACTTGTTGATGTATCATAATTATATTGACTAGGATCACAAGGTCCTATGTCTGTAGCATGTGCTCCATTTGTTACTACACCTGATGAATTAAATCTAGGAGGCAACAATACACCACCACCTCCACAAAAATAAGTATTGGGCTTACCTATAGAACAAATACTAAATGGAGTTCCTATTCCATTAACTGTTGGAGGATGTGGAATAGCATTACCACAAGATAGTTGATTACCATCGCAATCTGTCCATTCTATATACCATTCATCTCCTGTATCAATTCTATACATGCTACATGTAGGTGTAACCACTGATTTAGAAGGACAATTTATAGTTGTTTCAGTACCAGTTGAAGTTGTTATAATTACATTTACAGTAATATAATATGTAGTAGCAAATGCAATACCTCCTGGTATATTATTTTGATCTAAGATATAAATATAAGGAGAAGGTAAATTTGCTATTGCATCTACTTGATCTAAAATATATGTAGCTAGTGGTGGTTGTGTTAAATCATCATATACTATTATTTCATATCCAACAACACTTGTTGAAGAAGAGAAAGGATATATTGTAACAGGGATATAATAACCACCGCCATTTAAATTCCATACCCAACTTCTTATACTGACATCAGCACATTGAAATGAATAGTAATCTCCATCAATAGGACTAAATGTTTCAGTGACACCATCTTGACATACTTGCCTCATTCTAAATTGATAAGTTGTATTACTTAAGAAATCAGGAGGATTACCTATGTTACCTTGAACTCCTGTTAGAGTTCCTGTAAGAGGTGTAATATATCCATTGATATTTCCAATGCTATTAGTAGCAGTAACCCAAGGACTAAATGTTCCATCAAAGTTTACTTTTCTATACTCTAAGTATCCACCTAAAGCAGTTGGGTCAAATGTGTAAGTTAAATCAAATGTTATCATTAGAAGTTTATAGTTACTGAGTTAATAAATGGACAACTAGGGTTTTGTGGATTATCAAATGTAAACAGAAGTACATCTCCATTACTTAAGTTAACACTATCTGCTTTAATTACAAATGCTAACATTGAGTTTAGTGTATTGTAAGTAGGGAATGTTGCTAAGTTAGTATAACTTGGAACATCATAGATAGTACTTGTTGTAGTGTTCTCAACAGACAATAAAGTGTTAGATGTACTAAACATTGTAAACTCTATAATCTCATTTGCATTTACTGTAATGTTAGATCCACCAGGAATACTTGCCCAAGTAGTATCAGTGTTTACTTTCCATTGACCAAATGTATCAGAAAGATTACTAAATGAGTAAAGATCATATGTATCAGTTGCACTAGTTAAACCATCACTTGATGTAATGTTTAGATAATCGTGCGTATCATCTTGATAAGTTCTGTTACCAAGATCTAATCTAAACCATAATCTAGTGGGAGTATCTGTAAGAGCATATGCACTAAAATAAGGAACACCATATGCATTTTCTAATGTAAATACAGTACTTAATTTATTATAAGGATTTGTCATTCTGTTAAATGAACTACTTCTAACTAAGCTATTAGTTATTGTACTAAATACATAAACAGGTTCTGTAGGGTTATTAGAGTACAAATAAATTTCATCTGTATCTTCAGAGTATTGGAATCTTCCACCAAAACTATCAGGATTTCCCCAAATATCTAATAAACCATTTATAAATGATAAATCAATTGTTGCTATTGTTGCTAATGTAGCATCATCTAATACTTTAATTACATAGTTGCCACTAAGAGAAACTGAACCATCGCTAACATATGTACCTGGAGATGCTCCTGTATAAGATATCTCAAATCCAGTAGGATCTGCTGCTATAATAGGCACTCTAGTTAAATTAAATGTTGAAGGAATTATCCCACTAATGCTAATAACTTTTCCAACTGCAAAACTGTTAGGTATATCATATCTAATAGTTTGAGCAATAGGATTATATGTAACACCTGTAATTCCAGAAATAGTACAAGATGGATTTTTGCTACCCATTACCCAATAAGTATTTTGAGTAGGAACATGAAGTAAAAATGCATTACTTAATTGTCCATGACCTCTGCCTACAGATGGTGTTCCCAAACCACGAAATAATTGATCAGGTGTAGCAACACATGGTGAACTTGTAATTCCTGTTGTATATACTTTAGGATTTTCTCTCTGTGTAAATAAATCATCTGATTCATACTTTAATACAAATGTAGTTCCTGCATTATTGTATCCTGTTATACCATTACCTGCACCAGTTCCTGTAAGAATAATACTTCCTTTATTATCTATTGCCATGCTTCCAAAATTACTTGCTGTATAAATACTAGCCCATACTGCATCTATTACAGTACCACCACTTGTATATGTAGCAGTTGCATTATAGTCATTAGCAATAGTAAATGTAGTTGGAGTTACTGAAAGAATAGTTGCATAAGTAGTTGAACTAGTATTGCTATTTGGAAAGTTTAATTCATCTACTGGAGAACTTACAATTCCTGATATTTTAACAACTTCCCCCACTGCATAATGATGAGGAAATATTCCATTATACCCAGCATTAATAGCATTAGGTCTTACACTATATGTAATTGTATTAAGAACATTATCTATAGATACATCATATACAGTTGTTTGTTTTCCACTTAAATATGTACTTACAGCTAGTCCTCCTATATTTGATGCAACATTATATTTACCAGTAATACCATTATCATTTACACCATATGAACCAACTAAGTTATTGGGATTAATTACATAAAATTGAGCACTTACATTACTTTGAGTTATAGGAATTGTAATAACTCTTTCATTAAAAGAATCATAAGCTATATAAGAAAATTGACTATATGCATCTAAAATTGTTCTTTTAGATTGAACTAATGAACCATTAGATTGAATATTCCATATCCTAATTAACTTACTAGCAGGACAATCTCCTGCAGCTCCTGTACCCCATATTTGAGCAACACCAGATTCAGTGTGTGATTCTGACATATAGATTTGATCAGAAACAGCTTTTTTCCAAAATATTCTACCATTAGAATCTACTTTAATTCCTAATCCACCATAGCAATAATCAGTGTTATAATCATTTATTCCAAAAAATTCACCATGATAATTAAGATTATAAGAAGTGGCTGCTCCAGAATAAGAACTAACACCTGTACCTACTAATGCTTGATCTACAGTATTAGTTGCATAATCGTACACAAATAAGTTTGCTACATCATAAACATATTTAAGTTCTGTACTAAATGTTTGTTGTAAGTAATTCATTACAACAAACTTTCCTCCACCTATATGAGTTGCTCCTTGTATTCTTTCTATGCCACCCTGCAATCTAGATAAAGGTGAAGCAGGACCATATTCATATCCATCAAATTTTTCATATACAGAAGGAACAACTTCAACATTCCATGCTTCTGTAACAACATTGTATTGATAAAAATTTCTTGTGTACTTTCCAGTAAAGTATAAGAAATCAGAATCCATTGATATCTGACCACAAATGTTTTCATCCCATAATCCAGAGCCTGCTATAACACCTACTTGAGCTGTTTGATTAAATACATAAATATTCATATCATCAACATCAGATCTTGCATCTCTAGCAATACCATATACTAAATTTGAATTAGGATCTGCCACCATTTGTAATGATCCATCTACCTGAGTAGTAGTACCAGGAAAATCTTTATACAGTTGAATAGTAATTATAGGAGAACCTGAACTAGGAATTACTTGAACCACTCCACCATCAAGGGACACAAATACTTTATTATTATTTGTATTATAACAAGTACCACCATCTTTTATTTCATAAAGTAAGTACTCACTTGTATCATCTAATCCCTGAAGAAAGTTAATTTGTTTGTCTATCCTATTGCTATTTACATATAAACGTCTGCCATAGCTATCAGGAACAACATAAGTTGGATTTAGAACTGGAGTAGCAATAAATCCATTGGATCCTCCATTTCTTCCATTCTCAATTAAATACCTAGCAGTATTTTCCCAACTTCTAGAAGTAAAGTTTTCATTATAATCAACTATAAGATAACTACTAAATAGTCCATAACTATCTCCTGATAAAGAAGCAAATGTAGAATATGTAACATTTGTTGCTGTTAAAGTACTATCAATTGCTGCTGATATTGCAATAGTATCTCCTGATATTCCTCGTAAATTATAATAAGGATCTCCTGCATCATAATATGTTTTAAATCCTAATTGTTGTGTATCAAAATTATATACCTTAAAAAATCCTGTATCATATGAATTGCCTACAGGCCAATTTTTTGTACTATCTTGAAATAACTCTGATCTAACACCATCATTGCGCCCTACTACCCAATTAGGTACTCCCGTAGGACATGGTGGAGCAACAGGGCCACCAGCAATACAAGCACAAGGCATTGTAGAACAAAGTATAGGTTGTTCAGGAGGTGCACTTGTAATAGTACCCATTGCTGCAGTTGGTCCAGTTGTTATATTATTCCAAGCTGTAATATTACCTCTTTTTAAATAATTAGTTTGAGCATAAGTACCTACATGACCCACACTCCAAGTCCCCACTAATGGATTTAATACAATACGAAAGTTGTTAGATGAACCATCAGTAAATACATACAAGTAATTATCTGTAGTATTATACTCCATTAATCTTATAGGAGTTGTAGGACCATTAAATAGAAGAGAAAGATCTTGACTATCTACAAAAGTAGTTCCATTATACACTGATACTGTAGTGTTATCTGCAACATAAATATATCCTGTATTAGAATTAGTTGCAATGTTTAAAGAGTAGTCTCCACCACTAACAATATGATCTAAAGAATATACAGTAGTAGGTGGTGCTTGTTCAACTAATGCCATTGTCCAAATAGGTATATCAATATCGTGACCATAACTAGTTGGAGGATCTACAAGATTAACATCTGATGCTATAATTTCTGCAGTAGTTGATGTATAATATGATGCATATAAAAAGTCATTATAACTTACAGAAGAAGAAGTTGCATATGCAGGTGAACCAGCTTGTGAAATTTGAGGAATATCAGGACCTCCTTTTGTAAGGATATTAGGTCCTTCAAATATTACAGATGCACTTGTATAAGTAGAATCAGGCACATCTATTTTAAGATATGGTAATCCTGCAATTACTACTGCAGATGCTGTATAAACACCAGCATTGTTAATTGCAGTTGCAATTTGAGTTAATGCTTGAATTAAAGTAAGGCCTGAATAGTTTTGATTAGTTAGTATAATAACATTTTGTGCAGGTTGCAAGTCTACAGTAATAGTCATATTATCAGTAAGTTCTGCATACCCTGATGCAGTGCCACCTGTTTGATAAGTACCTGCAGGAGTAAAAGATCCAACTGTGAATGAATTGGGAGTTGCTGCAGTAATTGTTTTAGAAGTTGTTGCAAAAGCAAAAGTATCTGGATTTATACTATTTACAAATACTTCTTGTCCTACAGTAAACGCATTAATACCACCTGTGTAGGTATAAGTAGTGCTACCACCTGATACTACAGCATTTGTAATAGTATATCCTAATGCAGTACCACCACCTGGCGCAGTTGTTTGAATCTTAATAGGAGCATAGATATTATAACTTCCATTACTTGAGGTAATGGGATTACCTGCATTATCTAATAATGGTAGAGCAGGTGATACTCCATCAGATGTACTAAATGAAAAAGTATAATCATTAACATTTGTTGTACCTGTACCATCACCTATTGTGAAATTTACTAATCCTGTCAAAGGATCAAAGCAAATAGCACTACTTAATAAAGTAATATCAGGATCAGGACTATTAGTAAAAGTATATACTGGGGCTGATGGGGCTAAAGTACAAGTAGTATCAACAGTACTAAAGTTAATAGTTACACCTAATGCAACTGTATCAATTATAGTTGTAAGCTGAAACTTGTATGTATTTCCTTGTCTAAATAAAAGAGGATCTGTTGTAGTACCATCACATAAGAAAGGATTAAATCCCACCATAGTGTCTAATCCATAGTATCCCACACCTGATGCACCTGTATTTGGTACAGTATAATCTAGAATTTGCTTAACACAACTTACAATATTTGGTGTAGTACAGCCATCTGCTATTTGATAAGATGTTCTACCAATAGGTATGGCAGTAGGGCCAGCACCACAATCATCTAAAAATCTATCATCAAATGTAGTATCATATACAAGTATTTCTGTATTTGTTACATGAGTGGCATCAGGATAGTTTACAGAATAAAACATAGTTTGTTCTGAGTTTACAACTGGCCCTTGCCAAAATGATATTATAGGACACACTATATTTATATAGGTAGCTTCATCTACATAAGATCCCCCACCTACGCAAGACTTAGTAACAGCTACTCTATAGATTGTATTAGGATTTAATCCTGTAATTGTATAAGTAGTTGTTGTAGAAGGAAGAGGAGTTGTATTAGCAAGTACCCAATTATTTAATCCACTGGCATCCCATACTTTGTATAGTACATCATACTCATCAGTTGGTAATTGATTTATAGGGAGGGCCCAAGTTAGTGTAATATCCATTTTATCTTTTATTTATTTATTCAACTATTTGCCAATAGACTGTACCATTGTCATTTATGTTAGTACTGCGTATCTCAAAACTTACATTAGGAATGGTGTTAGGAGAATATACATATAAGTTACCAATTAAAGTGGTAGTATCTTGATTTCTTGTTATCAATACAGCCTTGCCTGCATTGAAAGTATTTACTGTTACTTTACCTAGTGCAATATCAGCAAAGCCTGATGTCTCATAGTTTACATCAGGAGTTATCTCAACATTTGTGAGTTCTTGTTCTCCTGTTATAGGATTTAAAGTATATGTTTCTATTCTTGCCATTATGAGTAAAAATATACTGCTGGTACTGTAGTAGTTAACAATGATAAAGTTAATGCACTAGTATTTGCAGGAAGTGCTGCATAAGTAAATGTGCCACTATAATGTGTATAATTAGCATTGTTTCCGCCAGCAGGTGCTAAGCTGGCTAATGGATATAAGTTAGATACTGGATGACTGCTAAATGTAACATTTGCTACAGAGTTATTTACTGAACATAACCATGCTACTCCTGCTGGTAAAGTTCCACTTAGACCTGTTAAAGTTTTTCCTGCTATTGAATCACATGTAAATTCACCACTATCTAATATTAAAGCACTAGGGTAACCATTTACATCTGAATAAATTCCAAGTCTTCCTCTACTTCCTGCTGTACCTGCATTAGTTACATTGCACCCAAGCCTTGTAACAGTGATAGCATTTGCTATGTATATTTTGTAAAATTTAATTATGTTTCCAGGTAATGAGATAGTAGATAAACTGCCACCACCTTGCACTCCTAAGTTCCAATAACCTGCTGTAACATAATTAGGTTTGCTATTAAATGTAGTCCAATCAGTACTACTCAAATAACCATTAGTTGATGTTGTTGCTTGAGTAATAGCAAGAGTTCTATCAGAACTTAAACTACCACCACCTGTTAAAGGTGCTGTTGTATTAATCAATAATGCAGGACTAACAGGTGTATAACCTAATATTGTCGCAATAGATGCAGTTTTCCATTGTGTAACTGCACTATCAAAATATAATGTATTTCTATCTGCAGGACTCTGAGCTTGTACATCATGCAACTCTTTTAACTCATAACCATTCTGTACTTTAACATACATTCTTCCTGCTGCACCATTTGATGCAGTAGTAACATAACCAAGATAAACTAAATGATTAGGAGCATATGGTTTTACATTGGTAATAGTTCCTGCTGTTGCACCTAAGTAGATATAATCTCCATCTGCCCATGTAGCTGTTGGAAACAATGTAAGTCCATCTAATTGTCCTTGTACTATAACAAGTCCTTTCTGATTAGCACCAATAGATGTAGATTGAACTACACCAATTGTCTGAGCAGATGTTCCATCAGTTGTGTTGTATGCTAACTTAACTTTTATTCTATCTCCTTGTCCACCGAATACATATACAGGTTGACCTTTGTTGATGGTGATAGATTCAGCATTGGTTACATACGCAAGGAGAGTGTTAGGTGCTGTACCTATACATTGGAATCCTACTAATGTAGCATTATATACTAATAGCATCTCTGCCCCATTCACAATATCACCACCAATTAATGCACCATCATTGTTTCTGTATAATGCAACCGCACCTAATCCATTAATATCAATAGTTGCACTTGTTGTATTACCATTGATAAACCTAATCAGATAACAATCTCCATCTGCATAGCCTATTACTCCTGTAATAGTAGTTGTGTAAGTATCAGTTCCTGCTGCCGTTCCTTTAGTAATACTTCCACTAACATTAGCACTCAAAGTAGTGCCTGATAAAGTAAGACCTGACCCTACAGTAATCTCTTCCATTATACCTGCTGTCACAGAGTTTCTACCTACTAACTTTCCTTTATCAACTGAAGAAGAAATATCAGGAGTAGTTCCTCCACTAGAAGTTAATAGACCTGTTGCTGTTACTGCTGTAACTCCACCACCTCCACCTGAAGCAGCAATAGTAACATCTACTTTATTATTTGTAGGATCATCTACTGCAGTAATTGTAATATTAGTTCCTTCAATAAAGTTTAAAGTTGGTTCTTGCCCTACGTCTACTCCATTTTTCTGAACTTTTGTATCAGAACCACTTTGAAGCATTTTGATTAATTGCTCTAATAAATCATCTCTATCAGTTGCAATAGGAAATGTACAATCTTTCCAATCTAACATGTAACAAGTTGGAACAATGTCTCTTGGATTTACTACAAATTTGTTATAAACAAACTTATTAAAAGTTGCTAAAATAGTATAAGACTCATATGATTCATAATACATATCTGATTTACGAATAGCGTATTCTAAATCACCATAGTTTAAGGTAATTGTTAATACATCAGATTCTGTTATAGACCAAGTTGACATTATGGAATGCTTACAGTTATTGTTGTTGGTGGAACCACCACCTCTGTAGGTAGTGTACCAGTTAGTGTTATATAATCATATCTGAGTACTGCAGTAACTCTAACATCAAAATCAGTGGCTGCAGTAACACCTGTTGTAACATTTAGTGCATATCCTGGGTAAGGATTAGTACCCCAATAAGTTAGTATTGTACTTTTTGGAATTGTAATACTATACCAAGGACCTATAGACAATACATCTTTATATTCTAAGATATACTCTTTTAAAGAATCTCCACTCAATTGATCAATGTAACAATCCCAACTCACATCAATAGAAGGTCCTGCTGCAGCAGTAGCTACAAGAGGAACAGCAGCAGTTGGATTAATTAAGTATTGATAATCACCAATTTGAGGAGTCAAACTACCAGGACATAATGTAGATACTCTTACACTATAAATTCTGTGAGATAACAGTGGAGCAGTTGTATAGGTATAGACAGTGTTAATTGCAGGGTTTGTAATAGTATTTACTGTAGACCAAACCCCAGCAATATTTGATTTAAAAGCCAAAGTAAGAGCAGCTATTGTAGCTGCTCCCACTGGTATTTCATATTTTACATCATATGTTGTTGTACTTGCCATAGTTTAAGGATTTACAACTATTGAAGTAATATCAGGTGCTGCACAAGAAAGTGTATCTGGTACAGGAATAATTACTTGTTGAACATCTCCATCACATAATGGAGCTAATGTACAAATTGCTGTTACAGTTACTGAGTAATCACCACCTGAAGGCATATTAGCTGTGAAGTAAGTAAGATTAGTTACAGGATCTGGAGCATAAGGAACAAATACACCATTAGGACAATTAAGTACACATGCGCCTGTGCTATCTTGAACTAACACATTGTATCCTAGTGGAACATCACCTATAGTTAAAATTCCAATTGCTAATTCTAATGGATCAACTGTACCACTTTGTTTAGCAGGAGTAACAGTAAGTGTATTGTTACAAATACAAGATGAAGAAGGAAGTGTTAATATGGTAAATGGACCAGTCTCACAAGACACTCCTCCGAACTCTGCAGTAATGTAAACTTCAAACGAATGATTTGAAGGAAGTTCCATTGCAGGAGGAGGTGTGGTTACAACACCACCTACATTCTCACTAAATGCAGAAGTATTTACTGCAAAAGATGCATTACCACTTAATGGATTTTGTGTTTGCCAAGTATAAAAAGTAGCAGGAGAAGAATTGCTATCATTCATTCTAATGCTATAATTATAATCTTTTAGACCAAACCAATTTATAGAAAATCCAGTGTCAGTGATATTTGTAAATGTTACTTGCTCAACTGATGTTATAGCATCACAAGGAACACCACAATCCACCATACAAACCAAATTAGAAAACATTTCAAATAGCATTGGTACATTTTCTATCTGAAACAATGTACCACCAATCACATCAGGATTAGTGGGACAAGCTGTAGTAGTAAGTTGTTGATATACAGTTGTTAATGTCGTATTTACATTTATGTCTACACCAACAGTAGTTGTATTACCACTTGGTTGTGTATATGTAAGTTGACAATTAGAGTCTACTGTACTTAGAACACAATCACTGAGAACATAATCTTCGCAGGCAGCAGTTGCAGGACAAGTAGGTGGTGGTGCTAGTGGTACTGTAGGTACTGGAGCACATTGTTGACAGTTGTTATTATTTGACATTTTTTAGTGTGTTATATGTTAATTAACATGATAATGATGAACCTGATATTTCCCATTCTATAGTTGAATCTCCTGTAACAACAAATTCAATTATTTTATTTGTTGACGAATTAGCAGCAGCTGCAGGAAAATATGTAGTATTTCCCCATAAGAAACAACCTGCCCCAAATCCAGCTACACCTATTTTACAATAATCGTAATCTGCATGAACTTTGGTATCACATGCCACAAGTGGTCCTAATACACCAGGATAAGGATCTTGTGTAATAGTTACTTTACCATATGTATTACTACTTGCACCAGGTCCTCCTGAAATTGCTTGATAATCAGGATTTTGATTATTATTCTCAACTCCAGAAGACCATTCAATTGTAATTTTATCTCTAAGTTGTAAACCAATACCTGTCATTGTAAATCCAGTTGTTCCAATATTTGATAAACCAGCATTTAACCAATCAGATGTAACATAATACACTGAATTTGCAGGTGTTACATAATTTGTTCCATTCCATTTTTGAATTATTATTTTCAAGAATACAGGAACTCCAACAGGCCCACCTACAGGTGTAAGTGGAGAATTATCAGTAAAATTAGAAGTATAGGTTGTAGGTCTTGAATTAGCTGTAAGATAATTACCTACACCCCATGCAAGTGTTTTAGTGTTATAAGTTAATGTAATAGGTACACCTAAAGCTACTCCTGGAGTATTTTGAACACTTGGTCCAGGGAAATAAATTAAACTATTATCTGCAAGATATCCATTAGTATCTTTAATTATAACTTTTAAATTAGGACTTGCAGCATTATTTAATCTATGTAATGCTGGATTTATAGAGATCTGAATTGGATTAGGATCTACATTAGGATCATATCCAACAGGAATAACAAGAGGATAATAAGTTGGTGAAGGAACAGGTGTAGGTGTGTTATCTAAGATAGTACTTGCATTTCCAGGCTGTGTTGCTGGACCACCACCATTAATAATATTATCTATTGATGTAGGACCAGTATATCCTAGATATGTAGAATCTCCTGAGATTTGACAATCAATGTAATCATAACATCCTGTTTTAGTATATACGTTTTCAAGATCTGTAAAGTATAATCCAGCTGTACCACCTGATTGATACTTGTACAATGAAGGAGGTCCCCAACATCTTGTACCTGCAATTATATCACATGGTGTAGTAGTTACAGGAACATCTGTTATATAAGGAGTATTTAATGCAAATCCAAATTCAGTACCTTCTTTAGCAAATACAGTTACAATTGTTGTTTGATTAGGTATGAATTGAAGTGTATCTCCAAAGTTTTGAGAAAGATCACCAGGAGGAACTGTAGATTGAGGAATTAAAGTAAGATCTCCATCCATTACACAAGCATCTGATGCTGATGATGATAATGTAATTTCAATTGGAATATATGTTGTAAATGGTGCAGTAGTTGTCCAACTACTAGCCCCACAGTTGTATAAAATTCTTATAGCAATGTAATATGATGAATTAGGAAGAATTACATCTGTTTCAAAGAAATTAGGGCAACCACCTAAACAATCTCCTAAAGGCAATACATTATCTGTATTAGAATAGATGTATAAGTAAGAACTAGGATAATTTGCATAATCTATTGTTCCAATTGCTAATGGAGTTCCGCCAATTGGAGTTGCTGAGTCATAAACTGCAATTTCAAAATATTCAGCAATTGTTCCTCCTGAAGGCCATGGTGGTGGTGGTGGTGTATATGAAACAGTTACTCCATCAAAACCAACAGCAACTGTACTAAGAGTTGACAATGGTTGAATATCACAAATAGCAGGAATTACTAAATCTAAACTATAATTACAAATAGAATAATCTGGTGCAACAATATATCCTGATATGTTTAAATCCCAATTATCAAGTGGATTTAATGCAGGATTTGATCCTGAAGGAACTAATAAATTTATAAGTTCTTTATAATTACCTGGTATAAATAAATCAGAAACAGGAGTATCTATAAAAGTAGAAGTGTTACCAGATGCATCTTGTATAGTAATAGTGTATGGTAAATTACCATCATATGTTGTTAATGGACCTGCTCCAAAACCTGGAGGAGTAGGTACACTAGAATTCGCAGATATATTAGCACCATACCAATCAATAAAACCACCAGCAAGAATAACCCATAAAGTACTTCTAGAACCTCCTGATGATGGAGGTAATCCTGCAGCTACATCCCAGTCAACAGCTGCACATAAACTTGGGCAGCATGTTGTCTTTACAATATTTGCAAAGTTTCTAAGATCACAAATAGCAACCCACATATTTGTTAACACTTCTTGTACTGTTGAAGCATTTGCAATAGCTCCTAACTCACCAAGTGTAGCTGGTGGAGGAGACATTGCAGGATATAGCCCTAATGGAACTGCTGTATCAATTGTTGTATTACAATCTGCATTACTATTAATGTTATAACTTGTTAATGTAGAAAGAGGGTTTCCATTTACCAACGCATCTTTGATATCGCAAAGTAAAATTGCCATATCAGGAATTGCACCAACAGTAGGATCATTAGGATCAACCATTGGTTGAGGAGCTGTGTTATTATTAACACAATCTGGAACAACCACTGAAGGTAATGCACCAGCAGCTTGATTTATTAGATTATCTACATCAGCTCTTAAGTCTGCAATTTCAGACTCAGCTGTTGTCATTCTACAGAATAACTCACAAATTAGAGTTGCAAAGTATTGTACTGCAGGAGATGTTTGACCATCAGCACTAATAAGTAACAATTTAGTTACCTCATTGCCATTACTATCTGTATATGAAAGAGTGATTGGATCACCATTTGCATCTTCTGCAGGACAATTTGCAATAATTGCATCACAGTCAGGAAGATCTACATATGTAGGAACAGATCCTGTATTCTGTAAAATATTTACTTCTTGATCTATTTCACATAACTTAGTAATAATAACTTGTGTAAGCTCCTGAATATTTTGAGGAGCTGTTCCTCCAGCAGGTGGAGTTAGACATGCAAGATCAATCATGTTGATATTAAGCATGTCTAGTAAATCACAAAGTGCTTTAGCTGTATGATATACAACTACCTCTATTGATTGTCCTTTACATAGATTAACACCAAGACAATTAATATCTGGCCCATCCCAAATGACACATTTGGAACTAGTCTCTGAACATTTTCCTAATTGATTATTATTACCTGAACTACCTAATGGTTGCATATATTAAAGTGTATTTATTTTTTCTTTGATTGATGTATAGGAGCAATTGCAATAACAATTGCAAGAAGCTTCTGCACAAGCTGTGTATTCAAGTAAAAACTTGAGATCTGCAAGATAGGAATAATCATATCCTATCTTGCAGGTACTCATGCCATACATATCACGCTTATATCTATTCATAGCTTCGTTAGATAACATGATGTCAATCTTAACATCAGTAGGAGTAGAAAGTGTGATTGTGCAACTCATTTTTGTGTTTGTTGATTTTGCTGGTTAGCTTTAATTGTTGCTTCTAATCTAGCTAGACATTTAGTACAGCATTTAGTACCATTAGAAGCTGTTGTGATTTTGGCTCCTGCACAACCAGTGCATGGGATACCACAGTTAGGACATGAAATTGCCATTTGTTATGTTGGTTTTAAGTTGTTAACAATTTGAGCAGCACGTTCTCTCCCAATTATTCATAAGCTTAATTGCATAATCATACATAGCTTGTCCTTCCTTAGGAGCATGACATATTTCTACTTTTGCTTTAGCAGCATCAAGATACATTTTGATTACATGTAATTCATCAATCATTCTCAATGTTTCTGCTGAAGGAAGACAATCACTAAGTCTCAATTTGCATAATAAACTTGCATATTTATTAAGAGCGAGTGTGGTTCGAAGATAATAATATTTTGCAGATGAAGTAGCACAAGGCTTAACACAATATTCAATTGTCCATAATCCATCAGGAAGATTAGATAATGTGTCTCCAACACTTTGAATACATAGAAATATATTATCTATTGTAAATACAAACTTTGGAGTTCCTGTGTAAGGATTTGGGTTTGTGGGAAGCAAATGATATACATCATCAGGGTTTGCACTTGGAGGCGGTAATGTACCTTGACTAAAGTACAGTGGCCCACTTGTGCCTGGAATTGTTATAGCAAGAGTAGGACAAGTCACTGGTACTCCACTTGCATAATTGCTTGTGTCAATAACTGTAAAATTATTAGGATTACAACCATCGACTATGTTTAAGGATAATTGGTGTTTTAGTGCCATTGTATACTGCTCTTATTATAATTTAGTGAATTTTTTTAAAATAAGAAAGGGGAAGGAGAGTAAAAACTCCCACTCCCCCTTCTTAGGATTATAACTATGATTAGATTGCTTCTTCTAATTGAACCCCATTACCTGCAAGAGCAAGGTATTGATTCATCCAAAGTTCAAAATCTTCATTACGAGTGTTCTCAGTACAACCATCAGATGGCATCACAATAGTGATCAAATATTGATCATTATCAAATGTACTAGTAGGGTTGTTGAAACGAGGCACACTATGTAAGATTCCATAAGCTGTGTAGAAGTTAGTACCAACAATGTAGTTATAAACTTGATCTTGGTTCATTACTTCACGTAATCTTGGATCATATACATATTGTTCTTGCATGTAGCGTCTGAACAAGATAGCATCACGAAGATATTTGTGTCCATATCCATTACCTTGTTTAGCTTGTGTAGCTGCATTTTCAGTACAGAAGATTTGGTCTACACAAGGATCTCCTTGTTGATCTGTGATAGAAGCATAGATTTTAACTGGTGCTAATTCATAGAAATCTTGTGGATGGAATGAACAAGTACCAAATTGAGTATCTACATAAGATCCATGTAATTTAATACACATTTCTGTAGAAACAGTTGTTCCAGGAACATAACCAGTACCTGTAGTAACATTAGCAGTAGTTTGGATATACGTGAATAAATCAGCAGGTGTATCTAATGGATTTGCAGCCCACCAATCTTGAGCATCTTGATATGATAATGTTCCAGTAGCCCAAGTAATTTCAGGAGCAATGAAATTATTCATAATCGGATCTCTTAAGATCTGCCATGCCCAATCAGTAAATATTCTCATTGGATCTACTGCAGTTGGATCATTAGGATCAGCAGGGCAGCAAATGTTGTCAGATGCATAAGTTCTATAAGCATTGTGAGTTAAGAAACGTAATGCTGGAGAACCTTTAACATCAACACGTAAATAGTAAGAAGTTCCACATTGAACATCTGGACCACAAGCACATACATTAGTAATTTCTGCTACTGGACACGTAGGTACATTGTAGAAGAATCTAGATACATACTTAGGATTAATTCCTTTAGTCTTTACAGACTCTTTGTAACCACCTGCAAATGGACCAAGTTTATCAACTGTGTTGATAGAACCTTGAGCTAAATACACCATTGGTAAATCCTGAAGTGTAAAAGTAAGTGGTGAATTGTCAGTAATGTCAATTACTGTGTTTGCACTAAATGGATTAGTTCCAGTTGTTGTTAGACTAGCTATAACTGAAACTGCACCTGCAGGTACATTAATAGATGTAATAGGTGCTGCAGGCGGTGCTGGTTGAGCTGGAGTGTAGATACCTCCATCTGTTGCAATCAGGGTTTTCTGATAGGCATGATTAAAATACATAGTTTTTTGTTTTTAAAGGGTTTATAATAAGATATAATAGAATATAAGCAATTATTTTAAATTATCCAAATTTTTATAAGTAATCTTTCATTTCATGGTCAAGCAATCTCATTGCAATCTTGTCTTCACCAAATGCAAGCAATTGATCCATCCAGTTCTGCATCTTAGCATGTTCTTCTACTTGCTCTTTAAGATATTCTAAACCAAGTTGATATAACATATGATCTCCCATGCTCAAAGCATGAGAAGATAATTCTTTAATTTGAGTGGTTACATCAATCTCATGCTGATAAGAATCTTTAATGATTTGAGGTAATCCTGTGAAGTTTTGCTCAGGCTGCTCTAGTTCTGCAGTTGCTGGCTGCACACCCATTGCTAGTAAATACTCTCTAGCAAGATCTGCGTGTTTCATTTCCTCATCAGAGTATTTTCTCCACAACTTTCCTCCATTCACATAGCCATTATTATCTAGCCATAAAGACATAGATAGATAAATTCTACCAGAATATTCTTCTTGTTGAACTCTATAATTAAGATGATTTAGACATTCATCAGATAAAAGGATATTTTTATTTTTTGTTGTAGGCTTAGCTATAGTCTCACTTGCTTCTGAATCAGAAGTAGTTTTAGACATAGTTCTTAACACTCTTTTTATAATAGGTTTTTCCATTATGTATTATTTTGTACAGAGGTACTAGCTCTTGTATATTGATTGAATGATTCTATATCGGCTGCTAAAATAGCCACAGCATTGTCCACTAATATCTCAGCAATATCATCTTTAAACTCACAAGGAACATCTATTCCAGGTAAACCTGTACTTATATCAATACAATTTTGAAATTCTACTGGTATAGGTTTTCTATAATAAGTAAGATCTACAGAGGTTACTTCAAATTCACCATTTGTATAAACAGTAAATTCATTGCCAGCTAAATAAGCTACTGTCTCACCCCACTCAAAGCTTGGCTTCTTATTTGCATCTCTTAAGATTACATATAAGTCAGCCTTATCTACCATGTAAACAATGATATTTCTATCAGGACAGCAATCACTCTTAGCCATTACATACAATGAAGTATAATTCATATAGTCTGCTGGATAAGGTAATGATACCCAATTATCTGCATAGTTCATACCATTTAATGATACTGTAGTGATTAACTTCTGAGTATCATCATAGTTAATCTTAGTAGAACCATCACCTGTTTGCTTTTGATTGTAGCCACCAATTTGTCTTCGCACCCATTCCAATTGAGCCTTGTTAAATGCTTCAACTATCTGCCAGCATTCAAAGTTATCATAATCTAGAGAGGCCAATTTATTTAGCCTCTCTTTGATTTTTATTTGGAGTTGTGCGTTTGTCATTAGTTATTCCAATATTTTTCTACACCTTTTGTAAGACTCATTAAGATGTCTTCATGTAGAGGGTTCTTTAAGAATTCAGTGATTTCTGATGGATTCTTACCTAACAAAGTATTAGATTCTGTATGGTAGATAAAACCATCACCTCTTGTAACAATTAATTTATAATAAGAAGAATCTTTGATAATAGATCTAATCTTTAATGTCTCCATATCTAGATTAGCAATATCTAAGAATCTTTGAGCTGTTTGCTTCTTATTTGTTTCAACAGTTTCTCCATTGATGTATTTATCCATGTTATCATACATAACATCAGTGGGAGTTGACTTCTTATATTGAGGACTATTAGGATCAACAACCTTACATACATACATAAGTTTGTTTACATTCTTGTTAGATAATTTCTCTAACTCCGCAAGAGCTTTATTTCTAATCTTCTTAACCTCAGTTTTAATAGAAGCAGTCTCTTCAAACTTATCTAAGTAAAACTTATAGTTACCTTTTCTAGCTACATCTAAACTTTTAGCTACAATACTAAATCCACCAGCTTCAATTGCTCTTAACTTAATAAGATCATGTACATCTGTTGTATTTAAAAATACAGGCTCATTACCTATTCTGATTACAATTCTTCCCCAAAACTCATCATTAGTTGGAGAAAGAAGTTTAATCTTATTCCAGAAATCTTTGTCATCAGGATCAACAAAATTTGTTGCCATCTCTGCTTCTAATTTAGAAACAATGTTTCTGATTTCTTTAGCAGCTGCCTCTCTTTCTTCTGTAGGTAACTTCTTAATCTCAGGAGCAAATTCATTAAGGCCTGTAACCCATCTCTTGATTCCATTAATCTCAAGACAAGCTAATTGTTCCTCGTGGAACACTCCATCAAATAAAGCTAAGTCATACTTTTCTAAGCCCATGTTGCTTTTAGTTGGATCAACATAAGGTCTAATGGCAATAGTACTTGTGTACTGTTTACCTACTGGGGTTGTTTCTACAATTGTTACACTCATTTTTTGTTGGTTTTTGTTGGTTTTATTTATTGATTTATGGATTTAAAATCCATGATATATCTACTGCTTTGTATTCTAATATGATTTTTATATTATCTGCTGGATTTAATGCTAAACCACCAATTGCAGTAACTTGAATTTTTTGAATACCTGTCAATGTTACATTATATGTAGCCTCAGTGTTTCCAGCTTTATATTGAATTGATGAAACAGTACTACCACCTACAGGAAAATAATTTTGACCTCCTGTAACAATAAAACAATTTTTCCATTGTACACCATCATTTCTTCCAATATAAAATGGAACTGCTGTTGCTGAAATAACATGTGGTGTTGCAAGACTAACAATTACTGTTCCACCTGTCACTACTAAACATTTTCCATCAGCAATTAACTGATTCATTTGTGGAGTATTTATATCAAATTCAAATAAACCAGCAGCAACTTGAGTCCCTGTAATAATAATTTCTTCACTATAATTAGTGGAATTTGTTGTTCCACCTGAAGGATTATTATTGATTTCTTCAATCAAATAATTAATGTGTCCAAAGCAAGCTGGCCAATGCTGAGCTTGATCAGTCTTTGGAATATATGGATCAGGTACTTTAGGAATTAGTTTCTTTATTGGCATTATTACAATGTTTTAATTTCATAGTAAAAATAGAAAGATCCTTCACCTTGATTTAATCCTACTATAGGATTTGCATTATAGATCTTAATATTAAGGCCATCAACAGCTCCTGAAACTAACATGTAAGGAACAAATTCATCACCTGCAGCTGCACCATAATATGGAGTTAATTGAACATATATGTTCTCTTTATTAGCAATATTTAATACTGGATTATTTGTTAAAGTGATTAACACATGAGTTTGAAACCCTTCATCAGGAACTACTGTATCCCAATTGATAACATCAATAATTCCTTTATTAGTATTAATTGCTAAAGTAGTTGTGACATCTACATCTAATTCATAGTGAGCAAGATCACTAAGATCATTTACAATAGTGTTAACATGAGCCATTCTAGCTAATGCTGCTTCTGCATCTGTAGATCTTTTTAAGATAGCATCTGGAGATGCTGGAAATATTTTATTTAATAATTTGAAGTATCCCATTTGATTTAATTTTTATTATGTTACAATGATAAGAAAAAAGAGGGAGAGTTTGTGGCTCTCCCTCTGATTCTTTTGTTATTAGAATGAGCCTCCTGTGATAGGGTTTCTCATAACGATCTTCAATACCTTAGTTGGATCTTTCACCCAAATAGCTGGCATTGTTTGAGTCATGTAAACTCTATAACCATTGAATACTCCATTTGATTGGAATCCTTGAGTTCTTCCCATGTAATCCATTGTACCATTTTGGTAGAACCATTTTAATTGGTTATCCCAAGAAAGTTTCAATAAGAAGATATTATCATTTGTGTTATCAGTGATATCAAAGATGATAAAGTTGTAAGAAGATAATGGATATCCATCAATCATTGGGTTTTCAATGTCATTAGTATGAACATTGTCAAACGCTGGATTCAATACAAACTTCACATTTGCTAAGAAAGGAATTGTGTAGCTAGTGAATGCAAATCCAAAGTTCAAGTCCATGCCTTGGCCAGTGATAGCTCCAATACCACCACCACCATTAGTACCAGCATTGATTACTAAACCTGCAGAGATAGCCTCACGCTTGATAGCCTCATTAACAAGCTTCATTCCACCAATACCTGTTTGAACAATAAGTTCACGCTTAGGATCTGGTCCTTTGAACTCAACCTTACCATTGTAGAAGTTGAAGATCTCAGCACGGAATAATTCAAGAGAGAATTGACCTTTGTTGTAGATACGCTTGAATGCACTATCTAACTGCTTCCAAAGACCGACAGATAATCTGATATCATCTGGACCATCTTGCTTAATTCTACCACCTTGTCCCCACATTAAGTAAGTTTCAATGTCAGTAGCAATCTTGCTTAAGTGAGCTGCTTCAAGAGCTGTAACAAATGATCTTGTTAAAGTACCATTGTCATAAGCACGCTTCACATACTCTTTACCCATTTTAGAAACCATTGTCTCTAATGAAGTAATTGAAGGATCCATGTTCTTATCAAACATTTTCCAGATCTCAGTAACAGGAAGTGTTCCATCTGCATTTAATCCACCTTTCATCATCAACTCAGCACGAGAAGAGATTGAATAGTGAACATGAGCTTCAGCACCACCAACATAGTTATAGTACTCACGGAAACCTGTCTGTACAGAGATGTCAGAAAATCTCTCACCATACTCACCACGAGCAGAACCTTTTCTGAAGAATTTAGTTCCTGGCTCTCTGTATAATGCAGATAAAGTAGCAGCATTATCATTGTTTACTAATTGAACAGTGTAGATGAAACCATCACCTGCTGGGATAATATCATCAGCTGTGATATAAAGTTCCATACCATTGTACTTATCATAAGTGATAATATCACCATGACCAAAGATACGCTTGTTCAATTTGATTTTGAAAGTAACACCATCTGCTCCTACTGGTCCTTGTTCTAAATCATCAACGATGTAAGGAAGATCTTGTACTGTTGGAGTTTGCCATTTGTATTCTCCACGAGGATTGTCTACTAAAATAGTATTCTTACCTCCAAAAGAAGCCATCTGATAAAGAGGCATCTCTACTTTTTGAGCCATTGCCCAAAGGTCCACAGGACCCATGTCCATCGGTTCTGTGCCTCGTAACATATTGACAAGATGGTAACTGTCAACATGAGAACTTGCTTGATACTGAGTATCGCGCAAGAAGAGGCCATTGTTCATTACTGGTGTAGCCATTTTTTCTAAATGTGTTTAAGTGTTATTAAAGGTTAATGTGTTATCTTTTAAATATATTTTGTTGTCTTGGTATAGTTCTTTTTGCTGGTTTTCTATCTTCATCTTCAGTCATTTGTGTTGAAGATAATTTTCTAGCTTCTTCAGTTTTTAACTTTCTCACAGTATCTTGAGCAACTTCATTTTTAGCTGCTTGCATAATTTGTGATTTATAACTAGTAGGATCTGCTAACAACCACAATGCTTCAGCAACTAAGTCATATCTTGGTTCTACAAACTGATATCTCTCAAGTAAGTGGCCAAGTAAATTAGTTCCTTTTCCTTGTAAAGATTGATACTTAGGTTGAGTAAGCTCTGTAAATAAGAAAGCCTGAGTCTTCTTATCTAATCTCAATCCATTTAAATGTCCATCTTTAAGTGTTACATAGACATTATCAATGTATTGATTTGCAGCTTCTTCCTGTTGCACTTTGAATTGTTCTTGTTGTTGCAATTGATAATTAATCACTTGCTCTTGCATCTTATCTAATTTAGGCTTAAATTGATTAGCCTTTTTTCCTAAGTTGCCAAGATCTTTCCAAGTTTCAATCTCTTCTTCGATCTCATCTTCAGTACCAAAGTTAGTAGCTCTAAGATATTGACGAGCAATCTGTTCTTGATCTTGCTCATCACGAGGATCTAATTGTCTCACTTCCTCCACATGAGAAAGAGCTCTAAATAATCCTTTTAAATCTTCACCACCATCTGAAATATACTTATATGCAGCTTTCAGTTCATCAGGTAAACTATTAAAGAACGATGCAGGCACTTGCTGCTTTACTTTATTTTCTCTCTCCTCAAAATTGGCTTGGAGTAATTCCTTCCAATCTTTTGTAGAGTATTCATCTAATGGTTTCTCATCATCAAAAGGTACAATCATACCTTCTTCAATTAACTTAGAGAATGTATCTACTAAGCCTGACTTGTCAACCTTTGGTCTACCTGGACTACTCTTTGCATCTTCGTCTAAAAGATCATTATCTAAGATTTGTGTTAAAGCTTCTTTAGCAGCTTCTACATTTATCTTAGGTTCTTCTTTTTCTCCAGCATCAGCAGCAATAGCAGCCTTTGTTTCTAAGAAAGTGGTATCTAAATCTTTAGGTTTAGAGAACACTGTAGTTTTTGCAGACTCTGGTGCTGTTAGAATATCATCAGCACCTGGCATTGGTAAGAACTCATCCAGGTTTAAATCTGGGGTATTGTTTTCTTGGGAACTCATATGTTGTTGGTTTTAGGGTTGTTCCTTATTATTAATATATGCAATTTTAAACTTTAAAAGGTTATCAGCCAAAATTTAATTTTAAAATCATTGCATTATATCACTAAGTTTATTTTTTACTTTTTGAATCGTATTTATTCTTGTTAGTTTTAGCAACTTGTAGTTGTTTTTCAGCAATTTCTTTTCTTGTTTGTAACTCTTGTTGTTTTAAACTAATGTGCTGAGCTTCTCTATTATTCTTATTGACTTCTTGCTCGCGTCTTAAATTCATTTCTTCATCAGCCTGTCTTTTCTTATCTAAGTATTGTAGAGAGTCTAAGTAATCACTTTGCTCATTTGCATTAACATCACCTGTCTGATAACCAGCTCCTTTAATCTCAGCAACATCAATTTGAGTTTGTCTATCCAACATTTTCTGTTCAGCTTCAAATTTCTGTTGAGCTTCTTGTGCAGCTTGCTGAGCTTCAAGTTGTTGCTGTTGCATTTGTTGCTCATGCTGCATTTGCTCTTGACGCTGAGCATTTGTTTTCTCCTCAATAGTTTTCATAGCATGTGTAACCTCCGCCATTGAATCTGCTTTAACAATTGAAGCAAGATCATAGATACTAGCACCAGCTGTATTGTTCTGTATAGCCATTTGTTTGATTTGCTCCATCACTTGTTTGTGATTAACCTTAGTGGATACAAATACATTTAACTCTCTAGATAATAACTCAGTACCATTAATTTGAAAATTAACTTTCTCATCTTTAGATGTCATATAAGATAATCTTACAGATGGTCTATTAGAATGATAATACTGGGCCAAGTCTGTTCTCATCTGATGTACTCTAGGCATTAAATGCTCAGAGTGTTGTACAAAGTACATCTCTGTTTGTGAGTAACTTGCATTCATTGCTTGCTCTGTACCTGTTGCAGTTTCTTGAGAATTAATCTGCCCCATACGCTGAGGAGTAATCCCAATCACTTCATAAGCTTGTTGCTTAAAGTAATTAGCAAGTTGAATCCTTGACATCATTCTTTGAGTTTGTTCAAGGTTTAATACTTGGTAATGATTAAATCCTAATGGATTCTCTGTATTAGTAATACTAGTATCTAATGGTAAGATTTGGAAATCCTTCATGGCAACATATGCTTTAGCATAGTTGTTCTTACCCCAATCCTCACCTGCTGAATGCTTAGGTAAAGCATTGTGATCCAACATGATAACTGTACCTAATTCATCTACTAATATATCAGCAATCTGATTATTAACTAAGTTGTAACCAATTTGGAATGCTTTCATCTTATCCACCATAGATACAGATCTAGAGTTACGATCTGTAAACACTGATCCTTCTACAGGAAGCTTGCAACCATATAAAGTAAAGTCTCCTTTGAATTGAAACTTCATTGGTCCTATGTTTAAATAGATAGGTTGGATACCCATGTAGTCAGCATTACCATAGAAAGATGGTCTGTTAGGACCAACTTTTAATCCACCCCATACTTGATTAATCCAAATCCATTTAATGTGTTCTCCTTGTATTAAAGTAGTGTCATCTTTTACTTTCATAACAGATGTATTGTACTGTGGAGGAACAGTAATTTGATAATCTTCTGTTACTACTTCATGTATTTTCATCCCTGTCTCAGGATCTATTCTAGTTAGATGTCCCACCATTCTTTGAGACTTCCAATACACAGTAGTTACTCTGAGGAGTTGGTATGTTCCAAAGTCTTGTAAGTCTTCACTTTCATTGAGAATGCGAGTAATAATATCATCACCAGCAGCCAAGAAGTAATCATTAACACTAGTAAACTGCCTAAAGCCAAGACTAGGAGAACTAACATTCCACTGATGAGAACGGGTGCCATCATAAAAAGTACCATCATTTTGATAACCTTGAATAGGGTATCCTGCAGCTTTCTTAGGGTAAATGCTTTCAAGAGATCTAAGTTGTTCATCGTTCATTAAATATCCATATCTGTCAAGGATGTCAGATACAGTGTGAAGTTCTATTTTGCCTACAAAGTTTCCTTGAGAAATGTATCTAATATCTGGAGACTTATGATAGAATGTAAGAACTGGGTTCCATAATTCTACTTCATAGTCATCTTCATCCATTCTAAAATGCCAGAACTCTCTATCTCCCACAAGCATATCTCTAAATCCTCTGATTTCAAGTTCTTTCATTTTAAATCTTTCAGTGTCAGCTTCATGCTGATGATTGGCCCACTGCTCCACTAAAGATCTATAATCCTTCTTAAAAAATTGTTCAATATCAGGGAGAGACTTAATATTCTGTGGAGATAATGCTTGTTTAAATTCATCTGACTCTGGATCTGCTCCTTGCTCTAACATAGACATTGCAAGTTTCATCTCAGCTTCTTTAACAAGACTATCTTCAATCATAGCCCTTTTTTCCTCTAGCATTTCATTATAGCTAAATGCATCAGTGCTGAGGTATTGAACTTTATCTGTACGTTTTGCAAACTCCCCTAACATTACATTTACTACATTAGGAATAATAGGATAGAATTTAAGTTCTAAAGCAGAAGCATCTTCTCGTGTTAGAGTTTCTATAAGATCTCCATATTGATTATCTTCTTCTACTATGTAATCTGTTCTATCTATAATACCATTTGCAAGCTTGTAGTTTTTTAAAAGTTTGCGAGCATTTCTTCTAATTTGTCTAAGACCTTCCATCTCAAACCAATCCATATTCCATGCACCCCACTCACCATCTTTTTGTGTATAAGGTAAGAATTGTATTGGCTGAGTTAATGTGCCCATTCTAGTGTGATCAGCTTTCACACCAGCCTTAGCTTGCATTGCGTTTATAACTAATGCCATATCTTAATTATTTTATATTTCTAAATGCTTGTTTTACAAATTTGGTTGTTCCACGTGGAACAGATCTTCCAATATTACGAAAGGGGTTTCTATCTAATTTAGTGAAATTTGGTGACTTTTGCGAATTATTTCTAGGATTTGTTTCAGTTTCAACCTTATGAGGCATTCCTCTGTTGGCTTGCTGCACTCTTGCAAATGATACTAATGCACAAAATGCAACTAATCTATCCACGTTTAATCCATCTCTATACTGCTGCATTTCTTTTAATAGCATAGGATCTGGAATTCTCTCAACACCGTAAGTAGTTTTTACAATCTCTCCATTCTCTTTTGTCTCATGATCTATCTCTTCTGTTAAGAATTGTACACCATAAGATATAAGATGTGTCTTAAATAATGTACCTGTGTTCTTCCAACCATACTCCTGAAACACGTTATTATTAGAACCCAAATCTTTTAAGAATAAGATCTGTGATTTAGGTACTAAGTATTTTTGTTTCTTCTTATGTATCATATGTTGAATAAACAATGATATATTATTTTCTACTACTGTCCATGCCCCATAGTATGTAATCAATTTCTCTAATGTCTCATGTGTTTTAGTAAGATCATCATATCTACCGCACCAAGATGCTACTATTTTATCTCCCTCAATTGCATTCTCTACACTACCATCTAGTTTCTTTTTTGTTATTTGTATGGGACTCTTATATACAAATATACTACACAATGAATCAGATGTGGTTGTCTTACCCTCACCTACAGGATCGACTGATGCATAATATGTACCAAATGGTGCATCTTTTATAGGCTTCTCCCATATAAGAATTGCACCTTCTTTGTGTTCTGTTCTAGGTGATATAGGAAACTCTGATATAGGTAATCTCTTAGTAGGTTTAGATTCTATATTACCTTGAGCATCATATTCTAATTCTACAGACTCACAGTAATATTCTTTATCTTCTATCCTTCTTATCTGTTGAGTCACTAAATGTAAAGGCCACACAGATGCACTCCTTGTAGCAAATGCTTCTTGTATGTTAGTTGGTTTCTGAGATATCCTTAGTTGATAATCATTAGCTTTTAGAGTTTTCTTCCAAATCTTTCTTTCTTCAAAAATCATCTCTAAAGCTTTCTCCACCAATGAGTTACCATACTCATCAATACATGGTTGCATAGACCATTGCTCAGGTATGAATAAACCACAAACACCCACCTGATTTTGATCATCCATTAGGTTGGTTTCCACTCCTAACACATCCTTAGAATCAGGGTTATATATGACATCTCTCAGTGGTTCACACTGATCCAAGTCACCCACTGATCCTGCAACAGCAAACATACCTGTGTAGATCATACCAGATTTCAAAGCTGGTAATAAATACTCTAGTGTTTCATTCATTCTTGGAGCAATACCTGCCTCTTCGTGAAAGAAGAAAGAGCAAGGACCTCCAACACCATTGGTTGGATCCTTCTCTAAAGTTACTCCAAGCATTACAGACTTTAACCCCACATCTTTCTTTCTACCACCCTGACTAATCTCAATCTTCTGTTCCCAGTTGAAAGTCTTATCAGGTTGTGATGGTCTATACCATGCAGTGTGAGTATTCAAGAAGTTTCTGTATTCATCTAAGAATCTCCATGTACCTTTTTCATTAATATAGTCTTTTAATGATGCAGCTATTTTATTAACCCATCCTTCTTCAAACCAGAAGCCATTAATCATCTTGGCCGCATGATAATAAGAAGAAGCAATCTGTCTTTTCTTTAGAATAGCTACATGCTTATATGAATACTTTGCAAGGTCTTCATACAAGGCCATATGATATTGAGCATCTCTTACATCTGGGAACCCAAACCTAGCAATCTCTTTATTGTAGATTGGAAGGAAGTTAAGCCACATATAATAGTCTCTACTAAGGTACCAGCTCTTCCCTTTAGATAAGAAGATGACCCCCATCCTACATTTCTCCTTCTCTGTATCCCAGTAATGAATAAAGTCTTTCGATCTAACAGGGGCTGCACAGTAAAATCTGTTCTTGTTAAAGGCTCTAGCTTGTTCGTTAAATAAGAAGCTGGTCTCATCAAATTCATATTTTCCAGGTTCTTTGAAAATGGACTTGAGGAATTGTACAAATTCTTCTCTCGTATTGTAAATGGTGTACGACCAGAGTTTGGTATCTGCATTGTAAGTAGGTATTTTAATGAAGTAATCCATTAGTTATCTTTAATCTTGTCAATCTGCTTAATATCACACTCAAACTTAATAAGTATATCTATGAGTGTTTTTACTTCAGTAGATTTATAAACTTTTAGTTTGGGGTTATTAGCATCAGAGAAATAGTCATTACTATCTTCTCTTCTAAATGCTGCCCACATTTTTGTGTAGTGGTTGTAGTGAAACAACCAATCATACAAACAGTCTTTATTGGTCATAAGCTAAGTTTTGTCCTCCTCGGACAGTTGATTGTTGTTCTTCTAAAAGATCTTTATAAGCACCTTTAAAGCTTTGTCTGATATCTTCAAACTTAGCTGCTGTGTTAACAAGAGCCGTAATATTACCATCTCTACCAGCTTCAATAGGAGCTGTTTCCATATATGTAGCAAGTCTATCTAACATCTTCTTAATTCCCATGTAAGATCTAAGAGTTGGTGTTTCATATAATTTCTGACATAGTTTGATAGCTTTAATAATCACCGCATCTTCTGCGGTGAATGTAGGGTTTAATTGCCGCATAATTAATTCTTCTCTCTCATGTTCTACTACATCAAAGAAAGGATTTAGTTCTGGATTAGGACAAGTCATATAGAAGATATATGAATAAACATCTATATGATTATCTGGAAAATTTTCCATAATGGCCTTAAGATCCTTCAAAGTATAACAATGCTCTGAAGGAACTACTACACCATTTGCAATATCAAATATCTTTACCATATAATAGCAATTTGAAAATCACTTGTCATGAGTTTAATCTCACCTTCCACTTCTAATATGTCACATTGTTCAATAGAAGTTTTAGGTAGATAAACTACATCACCCACTTTGATATCAGTGACTAAGTCGCCAATAGCAAACACTTCTAAGTGTGTCCACTTCTTCATGTTTTCCTGATCAAGACTTGCTTGGATTTCAGGTGTTAATTCAATTGCAGATTTCTCTAATACTGGTCTTGATAACAAGACTCTTTTTCCTTTTAATATCATGATTTTTTAGTTAAGTTATAATCTTGTAATAATGAAATTACCTCATCCTTTAAATAAGGTAATTTGTATTGTACTATGTTTTTAATGATAGGATTCCCATGTTCATCCTTTGTATAAATAGGATATCCATAAGGATCTTTATCAAATTCTTCTTCAAAGATAATATGTTGTAATGTAAGATTACCAGCTCTCAATAAAGGATTATGTTTTAAGATAACATACATATAAATAGACAACTGCAAGGTATAGTGATTAAGGTTACAATCATCTAAGTGGTTTACTGGAAACAACATTTTTTGTGTAATTCCTTCATAGTTTTTAAATCCTTGAGTCTTTATCTCTTTGTTGGTTTTATAATCTAAGATATCAACTCTACCACCAGCCACTGTAACCTTATCACTTTGTCCTGCAATTTTCATTGAGGGTAAATACAAGAAATGTTCTGGATATACTCCATCAGTTAACTTCTGTTCTCCTGCTGTTTTAAATCCATCTACACTATAACTTCCTTTATAGATAGGAAGTTGAAATTCTTCATATGAAATAGTCTCACATTCTAAGAGATCTTTCTCTCTCTGATCGTGATACCAATTACCAAGAGTTGTGCTTCTATCTGATTCCTGTTTCCAAACTTGTTTGATTTGTTCAGGATCCATTCTATACCACTTACTCTTTCTATTCTTACTAGCTTTTGCTGCAGCAGTTTCTGCATCAAATGCTGGCTTATACTTACTTAATAACTTAGTTACACTCAAGTACTCTTCATTATCATCAGTGATATAAGCATGTTTTTCTGGATCAAATCGTATCATTCTGTATCATCATTTAAATGCATATCTAAAGCCACTTGTTCATCTTCTGTCAAGACAGCTTCCCACTTTCCTGCATCACAACTAGCAGATAATGCTCTAGTCTTTAAAGACATTGAGCATCCACATAAACTACAACATGGGCCAGTACCAGGAACCATACATTTAGAACCTTCTTTATCTAGGTCAGGACAAGCTTCACATATGCTCATGCGTTCTGCAGCAATGTGTTCTACATCAGTGTTCTTGAATATCTTATTCTTGATACCTTCAAGAATCTTACCCTTCTCCTTCCAGAG